ACTATGGAAAAGAAACAAACTGCGGTTGAATGGTTAGCTGAACAATTAGTGCCAAAGGCTATGCTTACCTATGATGCTATAACTTATAATGCTATTCAACAAGCCAAGCAAATGGAGAAGGAGCAGCAAAAGTATTTCTTTGATTGTGGAAGGCAATATCAATTAAATGGGGAAGGAACATTCACCCAAGTTTACAACGAAACTTACGGAGGTCAAGATGAAAACCCGTAAACATCAATGGTTCTGTGAAAAAACAAAAGTTGCTCAAGCATACACTATACCTTGTGTTGGCTGTGATTTTACTTGTAAGAATGTAGTACGTCAATCTAAATCTCATGTTATAACCAGAGCTAAACGTAAAGCAATATTACAACGTGACCGTAAAAGGTGTACACAATGTGGTAACACAGAAAAATTAACTGTAGACCATTTACTTCCTATTTGTGAAGGGGGTAAAAATGATAGTTGGAATCTTACTACTTTATGTCATGCTTGTAATAACAGTAAAGGAGATAAACTGGTAGATAAATTCTTGAAGTTACGGTTTAATCAACGGTACGGAATTAAAACTTACATGGGATGGTAGAATTATTTTGGATTATTTTTAAAGAACCTTTTAGAATGGTCAACGATTTTATGTTTGGAGATAACCATCATATCGTATCTGAAAGCGGTTGGAAAATATTAAATAACAATAAAAGGTCAAGATGAAACACTTTAAGATTATGGGTAGGATAGTCCTACTGTTTAGTATTGTAATGCTAATGTCCTTTATACCTGAAAACAACCGAGAATTCTTTGGTGACTGGTATTGTGATGGACATAATCTTCATGAGCCTACTTGGCACTGGGGATTTAGACATTACATGTGGATGCTTATGGGACTTGCTTTGTTCGTCTATAATACTGTGCTTATTGTAATTAAATTAGATACAAAATCAAGATGAAAAGTAATCAATTATGAGTCATATGAAGTTTGTTAAAAATCTCCTTGATACAGGGAGATATGTACAGTTACGTAAGGAGTACGTAAACTGTCAGAGTAATCACGTAGTCTTCGATGGGGTTACATACGATAAAAAGTATGTAGAAGCTATTCTCGATTTTATTGAGAAGAACGAAGATGCACATCAATCTACAAGAAATGAAATACTCTGATTCTATCTATGTAGTTAATGGTGGAGATAATCTCTTTGAATACCCATTGAATTCATGTACAATGCAAGAATGTGTAGATTACTTACGATCAATTGATTTGATTGGGGTAGATACCGAGACCGAAGGTTTCGACTTCACAGGAAAGAAATTGCTCATGATTCAATGTGGTGACAAAGAGAAACAATTTGTCATTGATTACAGAGTAACTAGTAAAGAAGATTTAGAATTGTTGAAGAAAGTTTTAGAAGATGAATCTAAAATTAAGATTCTTCATAATGCTAAATTTGATTACAAGTTCCTCAAATTCTATTGTAATATCAGCCTCAATAATGTATACGATACATTCTTAGTTGAGAAGATATTACACTGTGGTAAAGACGATTATGGCTTTGCTCTTGCTAAGCTTACACAACGTTACTTAGGGATAACATTAAACAAAGAAGTACGAAATAGATTCGTAGCACAAGAATCAACTCCCTTTACAGTAGACCAGATTGTGTATGGTTCAAAAGACGTAGAGTATCTAATCGATATTTATCACAAACAACAAGCAGACATAGACTTTAAGAAACTACGTAGTGTAGTTAAGCTTGAGAATATGGCTGTAATAGTTTTCTCTGAGATTGAGTATGAAGGATTAATCCTTGATACAGAAGCTTGGAAGAAACTAGCTGTTAGAAACAAAGCAACATCACTTGAACTAGAGAAACAACTAGACAAGTCTCTTGTTGCTGATGAAAGGTTTTCTAGGTACAAAGCACAAAAGCAGATGGATTTATTTACACCTGTAGAAGAATTAAAAGATTCTACAGTTAAATGGTCATCCCCTACTCAAGTGTTAAAAGTATTTAGAACTCTAGTCCCTGAACTTGAAAGTGCTAATGGTAAGAAGCTTGCCCCTTATAGGTATAAGCATAATCTTATTGATGAGTATATCAAGTACAAGGAGAAAGATAAGTTATCCTCTGCTTTCGGGGAGAACTTTTACACATTCCTCAGTGCTGATAAGAAAGTCAGAACGAATTTCACACAAATCCTGGATACAGGTCGTGTTAGTAGTTCTGAGCCAAACATGCAACAAATCCCTGCTACTAACGAGTACAGAAATTGTTTCATTGCCCCTGAAGGATATGTATTTGTCTCTAGTGACTATTCATCACAAGAATTAAATGTAATTGCATACGGGAGTCAAGACCCTGTATTCCTCAAAGCTCTAGAAAATAATGAAGACTTGCACTCAGTTTGTGCAGAACTAGTATTTGGAGATGTATGGAATAAAGCTGCTGAGCCTGATTGTGATTACGTAAAAGCAAAAGAGAAGTGCAATTGCAAAGAGCACAAGAAATTAAGAACTCAAGTTAAGACGATTAACTTTGGATTAGCTTATGGGATGGGACCTAAGAAATTATCTGAAACAATCAATTGCAACTTAAAAGAAGCAAAAGAATTGATTGCTAAATACTTCAAAGCCTTCCCTAAGATTCAGAGTTTCTTAGATGGATTGGGAGAGTTTGGGAAAAGACATGGTTATATTGAAACCTTTCCTCCGTTCAAACGAAAGAGATGGTTCAATAGCTGGACCCCAAAGATGTATAACGATAAAGATAGCTTTATGGAGCTTGGAAGTATCGAACGTGCATCAAAGAACACACCAATTCAAGGTAGCTCTGCTGATATGACTAAGCTTGCTTTAGTTTTAATTTATAAGCATATTAAAGAGAATAATCTACCAGTCAAAATAGTAATGACTGTACATGATCAGATTGATACAGTCTGCCCTATTGATTATGCTGAAGAATGGAAACTAAAGATGACTGAACTCATGGAGAAAGCAGCAAACACTATTATTAAGAATGGCTTATTGAAAGCTGAAACATCAATTACTAAAGTTTGGAGCAAGTAATATGGAAGAAGAAAGAATTAAAGTACTCACATTATTAATGTGGTTACAAACTGCTATCTATTCTGCAGATGAATGTCAAGAGATTAAATGGTTTAATACTAAACGTAGTAAACAACTATTAAAAGCAACTGTTGATACGATTCTGAAAGAGCATGGTAAAGTGTTCGTAGCTTTATGGGATACTGATGGTGTGCAAATGCCACAAGTCACTAAAGCTTTAGAAGAATTTACTAAACTCTTAGCTACTACTGATTATTACAAACTGCCTGAGGTATCAGCTCTTATCAGAGCTTATCAAGCAGGGGAATTTGAAGACACTTTTAATCCTATTAGAAATGAACAGTAACTTACCACCAGGAGCAACAAATCACCCTAATGCTCCTTGGAATGAAAGGGATACTACTTGTTACAACTGTGAATCAGATATTGTTAGTGAAATGGTTGACAAGTATTTAGCAGAACATCCTGATTGTAAAGATTGGGATGAAGCTTATGAAAAGTTAGATGAGTCTGGTGCTTTTAGTCTTTGTAGAGATTGCTATTGTGAAGATATAATGTGGGAGTACAATGGTGATGACTAAAGATGAAAAGATAACCAAGCATCTAATAGATAAGATGTTTGAAATTGCTGGTCATGATTTTACGTATGAGAATTTACTAGGTCGATTAGACAGATGGTATAATGAAAATACAATGACACAAAAACAGCATGATGAATGGAAAGAGTATTCTATCCGTTACATTAGAAAAGAAAAGAGAATGCCATTATCATATGCAGAACGTGCATTTGCTTGGTTTGATCTTTCTTACGGGCTTAAAGTGGAGCAGCCTCAAGCTCCCGATATCGATAACATTAATTAAATGGAAATTTTTGCAATTATTTCAACAGTTATTGCTGTACTAGGTGTAATAGGCAGCATATTCTTTTTCTCTACAGCAGTTAAGCTTTATAAAAGACTTAAAGAAGCTGAAGAACTTGTAGATGTTAAAAACGATGCTCTTAAAGATGCATTCGATGCTTTGCATGAGCACAATGATAAGCTGTGGGATCTTAGAGACGAGCTTGTTAAGTTAAAATCTAAGACAACATCTAAAAAGCCTGGTCGTCCAGTAGGTTCTCGAAATAAAGTAGGATCTAAAAAGCCTGGTAGAAAACCTTCTAAAAAGTAGTTTTATGGACATATCTATGTGTGAGGGGGATAATTGCCCCCTTGCTTTTAACTGCTATAGACATACAGCTAAGGCTAATCCATATTACCAAGCATACTTTACAACAGTTCCTTGGGATGAAGAGAAAAAAGAATGTAGTTACTATTTACCAAACGAAAAGATTAAAATTAAATCAAATGACGAATGATAAACAAAATTCAAAAAACAGTAAAGCCAGCCTTCTCAAAGAAGAAAAAGATGGAGCTGATACGTTTGATAGAATCTTCACGGGATTCATCAATAAACTTACAGAAGTCCAGAAACCCTCTCGATATTGCCGAGATGATGATCAAGATAGTTGAACATCTATTTCATATACCAAGAGAAGAATTTACTTCACAATCTAGAGATAGGGATTATGTAATTAGAAGATGTTTAGTTGTTAATTTAATTTCTATTCACACAAACTTTAGAGAAGGTGCAATAGCAGAGTATATCAATCGTGATAGAGCTACTGTGTACCACATGTTTAATCTACATGAAGATCTAATGTATTCAGATCCAACTTATCGTGATTACTTTCAGAGAGCCTCTAGTCTTTATGCAAGAGCTAACTTTTTCCCATCTGTTCAATCTACTACCATTGATGAAATAACGGAAAAGATAATTAAGTTGAATGAAGAGATGGAGAATCTGAATGAAATGCTTGGGGTAATACTAACTAATACTAAATCTTCTGATGATGCAGAAAGTTCCCAATCTCTTACAAATTAAAGATCAAGAGCAGAAGAAAGCTCTCACTGCTTGGAAGGAGGCAGACTTCGTAGGTTCAGTTATAGCTGGTACAGGATTCGGGAAGAGTCGTGTTGGTGTTATTGCCTGTGGAGCTATGATTCGAAAACATGGAGGTAGAGGCTTGGTCTTAGTCCCTACTAATCAATTGCAAGACCAATTCGAAGAAGAATTTAAGAAGTGGGGTTATGAAGATGTATTAGATAGTGTAGATATTCTATGTTATGCATCAGCTCATAAACTTCGAGATAAAACTTACACTGTTACAATAGCAGATGAAGTTCATCTTGGGTTGTCCCCAATCTATCGAGAAGTCTTCTTGCAGAATAACCACAACAGACTTCTTTGTATGACTGCTACTGCTCCAGAAGAAGAGGAGTACAAAGAATTACTGGATGAGATAGCCCCAACGGTTTATACCATCAGTCTAGATGAATGTGTACAGAAAGGATTAGTGGCCCCTTACACAGTGTACTGCATACCAGTTGATTTAACAGACGAGGAGAGAACTGCCTATAAAGCAGCTAACAATATGTTTGTTCACTACAAGTATCAACTTGGGATGTATGATGCATTTAACGAAGCTGGAAGAGTTCTCAGGGATCCAACAGCTAGTCCTGTACAAAAGAAGAATGCTACTCTATTCTATAAAGCAATTAGAGATCGTAAAGATGTAGTTCAACATGCTTATAACAAAATTCTTTATACTCAGAGAATTGCTAAAATTAAATCTGATAAGAAGATATTAACGTTTGCAGGCACAAATGAATTTACAAATCAAATGCATCAGATTCTAAACGAAGATGGTGAAGCTAGACGATTTCATTCAGGAATAGGGAAGAAAGAGAAGACTAAAGCATTAGAAGATTTTAAAACTAACGAGTGTAGGATTCTCTGTTCTACCAAGGCTTTGAACCAAGGCTTTGATGTTCCCGATGCACAACTTGGGATCATCTGTGGCTTGGATAGTAAGACCCTTGCAATGATTCAGAGAGTGGGTAGATTACTTCGACTTAGTGAGAATAAGGTAGGGGAAGTTGTTATTCTCTACGTTAAAGATTCACAGGAAGAAAAGTGGTTGGAAAGTTCAGTGAAAAATTTATCTAATGTTGTTTGGTTGGATGATATTTCTTCGTATATTTGAATACGATTACTTATAGAAAGTATAACAAAAACTTTTATGATTATTGAAATCAATACTGAGGACCTTTCTAATTATGGTCTTACAGCTGATGAGTTTGTTTTCTTGACTATGCTTAATCGTAATGCCCTTGATTCTGATTTAAAGTTAAACATTGACCGTGAGAAATTGCAAACCAACGGTTGGGTTAAGTTGGGAGAGGAGGATGAATGTTACTTACGAGAAAAATTTAACGACGAATTTCGTAAGTCCGAAAGCTCCATATGGAGTGGCCTCCTCTCTCACTACCCTATCAAAGTTATGGCTAATGGACAAGTAAGGGTATTAAGAGCAAAGGATCCAGATTGTAAAGCCAATGCTAAAGCCAAGACACGTTATCTAAAGTACGTAGGAGATGATGCTAAAAAACATGAGCACGTTATAGAGTGCCTACAAAGAGAGCTCCAATTACGACGGTCAGGGAATGGGTTAGGGTATATGCAACAGCTTGAAACATGGATTAATAATCACACGTGGGAAAAGTATAGTGACTTAAGTGATGGAAATTCAACAGAACCTAAATCAACAGGCTCAGAAAGTAGAATCACAAGGCAACTTTGATGAAACATTCAAAGAATTCAGACACATCTCTCTCTCAGTAAACAAGTCGATAGAAGAAATTAAGCTGGCTAAATCTGGTCAGAGAATTGTCTTCCCGACTAAATGGGATAGGTTGAATAAGAATTTGCTAGGTGGTTTACAGCCTGGAAAGATGTATGTTATTGCCGGTCGTCCTGGTGTAGGCAAATCTGCATTTTCAAACCAACTAATCTTTGATGTGTTGGATAAGAATCATGACAAAAAACTTCTAGTTTTATACTGGACTTTCGAGATGCCTGATTATCAGCAAATTATGAGATCTGCTTCTCATGATGCTGGTATGACATTCTCAGAAATGTACAGCATAGATTCTAATCTAACTGATGATAGGATTACGAAGTATGAAAATGCAGTTGAGAAGTATAAGAAGTATCCTATTTACTTCTGCTCTATACCACAGAACATGGTGAAGATTAAACAGATAAATGACAGGGTTAATACTAAATTTCCTGAGCATACAATCATTAATCTTTACGACCATTCGAGATTAATTTTAGGGACAGAAGACACAGAGCTTCAGAAACTAAATCAAGTATCGAAGACATGTATGTGGTTACAAGCTAGAATGGGTAGTATAACTATCTTATTATCTCAGCTAAACAGGAATATCGAGCAAGAGTATCGTGCCAAGCAACAGTATCAACCACAGCTTACAGACCTATTCGGTGGTGATTCTATTGGGCAAGATGCTCACGTAGTGATGATGCTACAAAGACCATTCGACTTATACGGAATAACCGATAGTTATTGTGGGGAAGACCCTGAAGGTCTCTTAGCCTGCCACATAGAGAAGAATCGTGATGGTCAATTGGGTATGATTCCCTACGAAGCTGATTTGTCAACATTTACGTTGACTGAAAGATTGAAAAAGTAAATTTAAAACTTGACAAAGAATGGAGTTAGTACTTCCTACTGAAAGAGTTGCTGCTCTTCGTAAGAGTCCGAGACACATGATTATCTACGGACCACCAAAGATTGGTAAAACAACAGCACTAGCTAAACTCGACGGATGCTTAATCATAGACCTAGAGCAAGGGTCGGATATGGTTGAAGCTCTTAAAGTTAAAGCCAATAACTTGAGTGAGTTAAGTCAAATCGGTAAAGCAATTATGAAAGCTGGAAAGCCTTACAAATATATTGCTATCGATACTTTGACACAGCTAGAAGTCTGGGCAGAATCAGATGCAAAAGAACTCTATCGTCAAACTCCGATGGGGAAGAACTTCGATCCTGATAACAAAGGATTATCAGTACTTTCTCTTCCACAAGGTGCAGGCTATTTGTATTTACGAATGGCTATCAAGAAGTGGATGGATAGACTAGAGCAGTTATCTGATCACATTATCTACATCGGTCACTTAAAAGATAAGCAGATCGAGAAGAAAGGTAAAGAGGTATCAGCTAAAGATTTAGACTTGACTGGTAAGATCCGTAACATTGCTTGTGCTAATTCAGATGCCATTGGGTATGTGTATAGACAAGAAGGAAAGACCATGATCTCGTTTAATTCTAACGATGATATCAATGCAGGTTCACGTTGTGAACATCTAAAAGGTCAAGAGATGGAACTTGACTGGAGTAAAATTTATATTGATTAACCCCTTAAAAATTAAAGAAAATGTCTATAGAGGCAAATGTTCAAAATTCACCAACAGTAGAATCAACTACTGAAAATACTGGTAAAGTTGTATTAACTGTTACTGGAATCATCAACGACTTAAACGACGGTATCGATCGTGATGGTATTGCAACTAAGTATGGCTTGACTAAAGCTGAAGTAACTGAAATCTTTAAGCACCCTAAACTTGTAGGATTACGTGCTCGTAAGAAGATTCAAGTTAGATTCACTCTAGTTGATGATACTATAGTTCCAACTTCAGCCGTAGTAGATCCTAATCAGATGTCTATATTAGATGCTGAAGGTGTATGAATAGCAGAGTGGGAAAGCAGATTCTTAATGAGAGAAGATGCTGACCCTATTTACAAAATGTTTTATTAAATTTTAAAATCAAAATAAAAATGGCAATTGCGTCAAACAATTCAGAAGAAGTAGTAGCAGGTGGTGGTATCACCTTGTACACAGGTATTGCACCAGTTAATGTAGTAGCAGTTAATCCTACATTAACAGAGTTGCAAGCTATTGGAATCAATGCTCAGAAAGATCCTGAGTATAATGTAGAAATCAATAACGAAGAGTACAATAAGATTGTATTTTATCTTCGTCATGAGTCCCCTAACTTCACAGTTAGATTTGAGATTCTTATGCAACCAAAGCATCGTGCATCTCAATCTGGGGAGAAGTTTATGTGGGTAAATAACATAGGTCAGATGACTTGGAGTGCAGACGTTCCAGCTTACGATTGGTGGAAGAATGCAGACAAGACTCGTAAGGCTTATGTTGGTGAGGATACTCTTATTAACTTCACTAAAGCTTGGGCTAACGTAGCTAATGGTGGAGAAGTATCATTCGATACTATCGATGCTATTGCTAAAGGTGATGTTAAAGAGCTAAAAGAGTATGTTAAAGTCTTAGCTGACAATAAGTTACGTGTACTTATCGGTGTTAAAGATGAGAAGTATCAGACAGTTTATAACCGTCACTTCGGAAGATTAAAGCCGATGAGAGATGATTTGTTTATCAAAGCTTTAAATGAAGACTATGGCTCCTTCAATGCTGAGTATTCAAAAGATTTGAAATTAGGTATTTATAGTCCAGGCTTAATCACAGCTGACAAAGCAACTGAGAATCAAGCAGTTGCAGTAGATGCAGGTGATGATTGGGATGCATAAACCAACAACCAAAAAACAATTAGGGGGATTTATTCCCCCTTTTGTTTTTAAATTAGCAGCTTTATGATTGAGTCGAGAAGTAGTGAAGCATATTTGCATAAGGATGCTATCTTATGTCAAATCTCTGAGTATGATATATTCAGATACTATTGCCATAATTTCAAGAACTTGAATGAGAAATTCTGCAGTGAGTTAAGATTAGACAATAATCCTACCTGTTCTATTGTGTATTGGAATAATAAGTTGTTGTATAAGGACTTTGGTAGTGGGGAGAGTCATGATTGTTTCTCATACATTCAAAGAAAATATGGCTTGACATATTCAGAAGCTCTTAAAGTAATAGATACTGACTTTGGGTTGGGATTGCAACGTGGGGTGGTTAACAAAGTTGCTATTGAGCTTACTTATGGAGATCCTGTTTATGTTGAGAAGAGGCCAGTTAAAATTCAGAAGAGAGCAAGAGAGTGGAATCAAGAAGATAAAAATTTCTGGTCTCAATTTAACATCCCTCGTTCACTGTTAATTAAATTTAATGTTCAACCTATAGATTACTTTTGGATAAATGAAGCACGTTATACATGTCACACTCCTAGTTATGTATATAATTTGGGTGGTCGTTATAAAATCTACAGACCATATGAAACTGATGGTAAGTGGTTTAGTAACACAACTAAAGAAGATATACAAGGATGGGATCAGTTGGTGGATAAAGGAGAGTTAGTTATACTTGCTTCATCTCTCAAAGATGTTATGTGTCTTAATGTATTGGGGTATCAAGCAATAGCTTTACAGAGTGAGATGCAGATGCCCAGTAAGACACTGATAGATAATCTAAAGGAAAGATTTAAAACTGTAGCTGTATTATATGATAATGATTATGAAAAAGAAAACAATCCAGGCCAAATGATGGCTAATAAAATTTGTTCAGAGTTTAATCTTATTAATGTAATTTTGCCAGCTCACTATAAATCTAAAGATATATCGGACTTCATTAAAAATAATGGACAAGATATAGCTTATATGATAGTTAAAATACAATTACCATGAACTCACCATACTATACAGACCCTGCAGTTAGAGATAGAATAGATCAAATTCTACAAAAATGTGCAACTTTATTTTCTAATCTCGGAACTTCTACTAACTTTGACGTACAAAACACAGTTACGGCAAAGCAAACAGAAAAACAATGGCTAAAAGAAATCCAGCTCCTCGATCCAGAGTTCTACGAAAAGGTAAAACCTCAGGATTAAATAAAGGCAAAATAAAATCTAGATCTAAAGAAGTCGATGGGATTAAGTTCAAATCGATGCTAGAAGTATTTTGCTATAAGAAGCTGAAAGAAGCCAAGTTAGATTTTGAATATGAAGAACATGTTTGGAATTTGATGGAAGGGTTTAACTACCCTGCTATGTCTTTTGAGAATAGGTCTACAGGAGTTTTTGAGGACAGGAGTAAGGATAAGGTTAGAGCCATTACCTACACTCCAGACTTTGTCTGCATGAAAGATGGTAAACCTGTATGGGTTATAGAGTGCAAAGGTTTTGCTAATGACCGTTTCCCTAATACTTGGAAAAACTTCAAGAGAAAACTTATAGAAGACGGTACACCTTGTCCACTCTTTGTCCCCAAAAATCAAAAACAAATTATAGAAGTAATTAAGCTCATCTCAGAGCTTTAAATTAAAAGATTATGAGTCTTACAATTAATGAAGACTCTAAATATCTTAAGCCACATACATTTCAGAAGGGAGATTTAATCTTCATTGCTATTGGGAATAGAATTGATATTGCTATTTACGATACAGCTGTTAGTGATGATAAGATTTATTATTTACACCTATGCAGCTGGTGGAATCGTTTAGATGATTACAACAAAGTATATCCTGATGGTAATAAGAGTTGGTTAAATAAAAAGGTTAATAATCCAGAAGCAGGAGCAAGAGATTTTACTAACACTCATGCAAATAAGAGGATTATACCTATCCCAAGAGAAATGTGTACTAAGATGTTATTAGAGATTCAACACGATTACAAAAAAGCTAGAAACTTATTATGAGTATCAAACAGATTGACAACGAGTTTGTCGGATCAGACACTGGTGTTGCTAAACGAATTAATCGTGGTGCAGAAAAGCTAGTGTTTGACATATTACAAGCCACACAGTATTCTACTCCAATCCCTTCAACCGTCAGAGAGCTGGTAACAAATGCCTGCGATTCTCAACGAGAGAAGGAAATTGCAATAGAGATATTGACTGGGCAGAAAACCGTGGAAGATTATTACATCAACCGAGAAGGAGAGCAGTACGAAGACAGTAACTTCGATCCAGACTATTATAGTCTTCCTCATTTTGATGTACAGAATCACCACGTTGACGTTTATTACAAGCACAATGCTGGAGTTGGATATTGTGACCAGTTCATAATTAAAGACTACGGTGTTGGTATCGGGGGTAGACGTTTAGAAGGTATCCTAGAATTAGGTTATTCAACTAAACGTAATACCTCAGAGAATTTTGGTGCCTTCGGTTTGGGTGCTAAAGTTGCATTATCTACCGGTGTAGACTTCTACACTATTGAAACCATTTATCAAGGGAAACGATTCAAAGCAAACTGCTTTAATTACAAGACTGATTTCTTAATTCCACGATTCAATCTTAGTACAGGCCAAGAGAATCCATACATCACATTTTCTGATGGGACAAAAGTTTATTACGAGCCAACTACAGAGTTAAACAGAACTGAGATTTCATTTGGGGTAAAGAAGCATAATGCAGATCGTTTCATAGATGCAGTCAGTGAGCAATTAACTTACTTGAGTAATGTTAGATTTTATGTGGTTGAAGAGAATGGGTATGAAAGAGAGATTGACTTCAAGCCTAGTATTATCTACAACTCAAAGCATTTGATTATCACTGAGAGTAACTACTATGCACGTCCACATATTGTCATTGTTAAAGCAGAAGGTGCAACCACTGGTATTAACTATGGTCACGTGGATTTCCGAGAGTTGGAGATGGAGCAGTTATATGGGGCAGTTGGTCTGAAGTGTCCTATACGACAAGTGTACAAGAATGAACAGGGGGAAGAAGTAGTTATTCAAGAGGGAGTCGATGTTACTCCGAGCCGTGAGAAAGTAATCTGGTCTGATCATACTAAACAGTTTGTTCAGAGCTTGATTATTAAAGCAGGTGAGGAAGCAACAGAGCTTGTGCAAGAGAGGCTGAACGAAACAGATTTCTTGAAGTGGGTAGATGCATGTAAGAATGTAGTATTCTCAGGAAGACTTGACAATGATTATTCTGCTAATGGTAAAGTACTACAGTCTATGAGTAGAATCATTGACACGAAATCTTTAAAGCCGGTATACCCAGTGAACAAACGAATTAAGTTTGAGCACATGGGGAAGGTATTTGAAGGATTCAATGTCAGACTTCATACTTTGTCTAACAAGCTTGAGAACGGAGAGTTTAAGATAGTATCTAATACTACTGATGTTGATACTTGGGAAAAGTTCGACATCTCTAAGGTGTATTTTAGAAAGGAAGGATTTACCAGACTCAAAGATGCATATCTTATGAAAGAGAATGGTGGTTCTTTTATATCTATCAGAAAGAAATCCACTCAGGATTTAGAGGACAAGTGTGATGATCCTGCTACACGACCAGAAGATTTAGTATTGTATGAAGCTGAGTTAGGGAAGATTAAGAGAAACCAATTAGAAATTGAGAAGTACCTATCAGAGTCAGAAAGCTACAGAGTTTATGATGATGTGATAGTTCCTGATGACTTTGAGGCTAGTCTTAAACAAGAGGAAGATACTCTAGCTGCTACAGGTGGAGGAACAATTAAACTTACTCCTGCTGAACTTCGTGAGTTGAACAAGCAGATTGTAGGTTACACTGTTCGTGAGTCTACTTCAAGACAAGGAATTCATTGGAATGATTCTGTGTGGGATAAGGTAGAGCCAAAGTTATCTGAACTTAGAGCCACTGAAACTCTTATCTACTATGGTACAGATGAAGATGGGGAGAAGCTTAAGTTAGCTGCTGAGATAATGAAAAGATTTGCTCCAAGTATTTCAGAGGTTTATCCTGGCTGTGTTCATACTCCTCCTTATTCTAATAGTAGACAGGATCCTATGCATTTCTACATGTGTACTCCTACAAGATTTACTAATAATAAAGGAGAGCTGTATGAATATACTATGGGATCTAAAGTCAATAGAGACTTTAAAACCCCACAGTTAATTAAGCTCAGTGAAGCCAATGTAAGACAAGTGAAGAATGTAGCAAATATCAGACATATCGATGAGTTTTTCTACACAGTGACTGAGAATGACTACATTACTTGTAGTCCTTATCTTAGAATATACTATGCTGCTCATCGTCTTGAAACTTGTGATCTTAAGCATTTCTTTAATCATCTGCAGTCTATCAATCCTTTGTTTGGTAAGATGTATGATCAGATTATGGAAGTTACAGGCAAGATATCTATTAAAGTAAAGAATAGCACTCATCCATTAATTAATGAAGTGTTTACAAGACTGAATAAGATGTATGCTTTAGAGTATGTATGCAAAACTTCTCCTGATGATAAGGAGACTATTGCTAATACAGCAAGCAGCTTGTTTATGCTAGCAGACATTCCAGGAGCTGAGATTCGTATTCCAGGGTTTGAGGCTGTATATTCTTTCTATAAAGATTTCATAGAGACTTCTCAACATATCCTAACTCAGATTTCTAGTTATAAGTTTGATGAGGAAGATACGAAACGTGAGATTCAGCTGTATCTAAAAGCAAAAGGGTTACTCGAAATGACCATTCCTGTTGAAGAAATAAATGAGTTCGAGTCATTTGTTTCACTAAATTTGTAATACAAATAATAACAAAATCTTATATGATTAGTTTAAATGTAATCGATGGAAACATCGTAGGATCTTACGGAGAGAAGTCATTCTCTGTAACGTACACTGAAGAGTTGTACAAACAAATGCAAGAGTTAGCTAAAAAAGCTGATGAGGTAAACTCTATGGCTGATTTAAAAGTTATCTTAGATACTTTTGATGGTTTAGCTGTTGAAGATTATACTAAGCTTATTCAAGATAAGTGTGAACACATTTATGTGAATAAAGCTACTGGTGAATTCTTCTTGAAGACTGGAGATGTAATATCTAATATTCCAATGCCAGCAGCATTAGTAGAGAGAATCTACGAATCTATGGACATGGGGTTAGATTTCATGCCACTTATCAAGATGTGGACTCGTTGGTTACGTAACCCGATTCTTTGGAAGAAGATGTATCATGGGAAAGGGGTTGAATTTTCTACAAGATTCTTTAACTTTATTAACTTGAAGTATGTTCACCCTGTTCTTTACAAAGAACTTACCGAAGAGAAAGGTTTGAGCCCTGACGTAGCAATAAAGAAAGCTACGATGTATCAAATGAAAATCACCAAGGAAGGTTTGCTCAATGGTTACAAGGTATCTACAGAAGTATTGCACAAGTTTGATGCAGAATCTGGAGAGATGGTAGACCGTTACAAACGTACATTCAATGTAGACACTGGAGAAATTGAGTCAGAAGGCTTACCAGAGTTTGTTGAAGATCGTTTGTTTCAACCAGCTATCATGGGAACAAGTGGAGATGCATTCTATTGTGAAGGACCAAATGGTTATGCTAACCCTGGCCACTTCATCAAAGTAGGATGTACTCATCGTCTTGCATCTTGGGATCAAGTTGATACTAATGACTATAATTCTTGTGTACCTGGTTTACACTTCGGTGGTCTTGAGTATATCAACCGTATCTCAGGTGAGATTCATAACATCTTTGTAGACCCGATGCATATCGGAGCTGTTCCAGATGATTCAACTGGTGCTATTCGTTGTCTTCAGTATTTCGTGCATTCAAGTTTGGCAGGTGTAAATGGTTCTATTTATCACTCTTCAACTTATGCATCTAAGACTGATGCTGAATGGGCAGAAGCTCGTAAAGAAGCAGTAGAGAAATGTTCTTCTAGTATTGAAGAAATAAAAGCAAAGATTGCTAGAATAAATAACATTTAAATTAAGTTCGATGGAAGAAGTATTAGACCAGAGTGTAGGATCTGTGGAACCGATATGTCTAATTGATGGGGATAGCTTGATTTATTATGAGATGGATAAACAGACTCTAGAGGAGGCCTTAAGAGGGCTAGACTCTAGGGTCTTAACCATCCTTGAGCAATGCAAAACTAGTCAGTACGTAGGATTTCTTACAGATTACAACTGCTTTAGATATAAAGTAGATGGTAATTATAAAGCTAATAGGAAACATAAACCTAAACCAGTCATATTCTATTCCCTTAGAGAGTACCTTAAGCAGAAATGGGGATTCTATGGTATAGAAGGATTAGAGGCTGATGATCTTGTAAGCTATTATAGTAAGAATGAACCACGTAAAACAATCATCTGTTCTCCAGATAAAGATGTTCTTCATCAATGTTCAGGTATGCATTTTAATTATCGTACTGTAGAATTCCTTCACACATCTCCAGATGAAGCTAATCAGTTTCTTTGGAAGCAAGTGTTGATGGGAGATAGTACAGATAACATTACAGGTATACCAGGAGTTGGTGTTAAGACTGCTGAAAATTGGTTGAAGGGTAGGACTGCAGATGTCGAAGGATTTGTCTTGAGTCAATATATTAAAAAGTTTGGTAGTACTGAAGGTATTCATCAGTTCTATAGTAACTTTAGATTAGTATATTTACTACAAGATGAGAATGATGTTAAACGGGAGTATGGGAAAAACCTACCTCCACTTAGTCCAATAACCTATTTAGAACCACAGCAAGATGAGTACATCGAGTCAAAGCATGATAACTACGAATGGTAGTGTCACTTTTACACCAATAAATGGTAGAACAGTTCGAATGACTGGCAGCGTCATCGATTATAAACAAGAGATAGAGAACGGAAATATAATAAAGCTATCTACAGATAATTTATTTGTAGAGATAGGATCTATAGTTAAAGCTAGAGCCAAGCTTTTATATAAAGTTAATCACATCAATCCAGTTTATAATGCCGTGAATTTTTTAGTTGGTTATGATTTATCTATAGCTAAATCAAATAAGTCTAGTATATTTATCTGTCCAATGCTTGGAGGTAATAGAGAATTATTTCTTTGGGATAAGTATCTAGTGAATACGTTTATAGGAACACCAGAAGAAGAGAATGTTATTTGTCTTCTTTATAGATGGAGTTCTGATAAATTATTTACTAAGTTTGAAGGAGCTTTACAAGCTTTTAAAACTTATAAATATCACGTAGATACAGATCCATTTCATGTTATGTATGTCTTTGATATACCAGACGGGATGAGAAATTCATTTGACTCTTTTGTTAAAGGTAAATATTCTGAAATAGATGATCTTGTTAAGCTAAAGATATTAGACTACCATAACTTTAATATGGACGGTACTACTGCAAAAATCCTTTTCAAGTCCCCTTCTCTAAAGAAACAATTAGAAGAAGAGTTAGACGTTTCAATTCCGATTGAGAATGAGTTACATTCTCCTCCAAAAATGATTGAAGAAAAATTTAATCCAGAGTACTATAAAATCGTTAAAAAGAATAAAGTAAATACAAAATTTTATGAGTAAAATGCTTAAACAACTTGGGGATTGGGTGTCTATTCGACAGGCAGTCATAGATGCTCATCCTCAAGAGTACAAGCAGCTCACAGACTTTGTTAAAACACAACGTTCAGAAGCCACTGTATATCCTGCTAGTCCAGAAGTATACAGGGCTTTTGAGTTGTGTCAACTTAAAGATCTGAGAGTTGTGATAATAGGACAAGATCCATATCACAATGGAGCTGCTACAGGTTTAGCATTTGGTGTCAAGGTTGGTAATAAAATTAATCCTAGTCTGAGAGTTATCCGAGAAGAGATATACAATTCTCATGGTGTGGATAGCAAAGACAAGTCTATAGAATTTGATTACACTCTTGAACACCTAGCTAAACAAGGTGTGTTGTTATTAAATACTACTTTAACAGTGACTAAAGGAAGACCTAATTCTCATGAGCAATATTGGGGATGGTTTACTAAAGGTATTGTTAAAGAAATCTGTAAACAAGTAGACGGAGTTATATTCTTGCTATGGGGTAAGTTTGCTCAACAAGCATTTGGGGATATAATTAAAGAAGCAAATATGATGCATGATAAGCAGCATATAATGTTCAAAGCTTCTCATCCGGCTGCTGAGGTGTATGGAGGAAATGCTAAATTTATTGGGTGCAATCATTTTATTAAAGTAAATGAGATAGTTGCTACTCCTATTGACTGGTTTAAACTACCTGAAAAGTCAGATAGTTTAGACTTTGAAACTCAGTTAAATATTTATGAAAACCAAATTCATGGACAAGAACCATTTTGAAGAATCTGTAATTAGTGAATTACGTAAGATTCAAACTATGCTAGTTAGTAAGAACACTGCATATGGTAATGCTGCATTAAAGCCTATCAACATCTTTTCACAGAATACTCCTGTTGATGCTATTTGTTCTAGGATAGATGACAAACTATCTAGAATAAAGAATCAAGGTATAAATGATTTATCAGAAGATTCTGTATCAGATTTAATTGGGTATTTAGTACTGCTTAAATTATCAATGAAGCCTAAAAGCACATATGATAAAATTACTTATACTTATTCTGATGGAAAAGGATACTAGGAATGATCTAATTGCTGATTGGATTATAGGAATTCTTCTTGTGATAAGTACGATAGGGCTAATTAAATATTTAGCTGATCATAGAGTAAAATTAAAGCAACAGCATTACGAATTTAAGGCTATTAAACTTCCAGAAACTATTAATCAATATGATTCAGTGTATGTAGATCCTACTACGGTAGGAACTACTACTGATCCAAAATAAATCTTATGAAAAAATTATTAATTTTATTTTTGCTGATACTAAGTTTAGCATCGTTTGGTCAAGTTACTTATAAAGCTACAACGTTAAAGATCGGGGTTAGAGAAAATTCTTCACAAGATCTTGAGTGGAAATCTTTTGATACTGGGTTAGAGATTCCTGTACATATATCTGATGATAATGTTATCACGATTTACTCTAAGATATTTCAGAAGTATTTCCCTATAACTGAAGTACCTGCATCAGATGGTGTATCAACTATTTGGACATGTATTGATAAAGATGGTAGAAGATGTAATGTATACTTTATTGTTGTATTAGGATCTAACTATCTTCATGTAGAGTACGATGATATGGGTTGGTATTATAAACTTGAAGATTATTAATACTAAAAAGATAAAGAAGGGGCAGTAGCCCCTTTTTTATTGCCTTTATTATTTAGTTGATGTAGCAGGTAAGTCAAACCACTTAGCAGCTGTAGCTGGATCAGATGATTTTTCAATACCCCCTAATATTGGAATCATTGCTTCGAACTTAGCTAATAATTTGCTGTCCCCTTTTTGATGTATCCCAGACTTTCTTTGGTAGTATAACCCTTCTGTATCTCCTGTGAATATAGATGGGATAGCTTTGAATGCTACCATATCAACAAGCTCTATTGCTTTTGTAACAGGACGTACAGTTGCTGTAGGTGAGTTAGCAGCTTTTAAAAATTCTATAGGACGTACAAACTGAGTTAATTCTGTCTGCATACGTAAAGCTTGATATATTGCAAAGCTTTCAAACCATGAATCATCTTCATCATCATCATCTGATAGTGACATTACAATCAAAGCACATAGAGTCCAGAATGCAATAGATACTACAGATCTTCTCATGTTCTGCTTCTCCATGTCTGTCATCATCTTATAAACTTTAACACCATTACCAGCATTCTTATAAGTCTCTTTTATGAATCTCCATAGAGTTTCCATTGTACCTTCTGAGATAGTACCTAATTCTAAGTCACGATGAATACCACCACGAAGACCGTTATGTCCATAATGTTTACGAAGAGATGGGATAAAGTAACGACGGAATAACATAATCAATTTACCATACCATCTTCTTTGAAGAATAGCATCATCGAATTTAGTTTTAACCTGGTTGGTTCTTTTGTTTATCCCTGATATCTTAGCCATAAATCTACTTCTATTGAAGTTGGCTACTTTAGGATCTACTCCGTATCTACCAGTTTTTTCATCTTTAACAAATACATCCCAAAGATTTGCATCTTCTCCTTTCTCATTTTTAATTACGTTTCCATCTTTGTCTTTAAGCTTTCCTCTATAGCTATCCATTAAAGCAAGCATTCTAGTAACTGCTGTCTCATGTTCAGCAATAGTTTGTAATGCCATTGGACCTTCTTGTAAAAGCTTTAACATTCGTGGACCAGTCTTGTCTTCTTTTGTAGATCCTAGTACTTCCCCTAATGCATCAAAGTATCTAATAGCTTGCACTATTTTAGTTTGTGGAGCAAAGGTTTTAAAGTCTTTCAATGATCCTAATCCACCTTCACTAGTTAAGTGGTAGATACCCTTAGCCCAAGTCATGTTCTTTTTATTAAAGAACTGTTGTGAGTGTGCTTCTTCCATCAAACGTACGTTATCGAGTAACATCTGATTAGTAGATTGAAGTAAGTTACCAGCTAAGTTTGCAAGAGCAGTATAAGATGCTACTTTATTTGATAATTTATTTGATGATATTTGCTTACCAAATATGTTTAAAGCAGATTTAAGTTCTTCTTCCCCAAAGAATATTTTATCAATCCATTCTGATAAGTGCTTAAAGTTATTTCCACCTTTACCAGCAGTCTGCATTTTAGTTCCTTTTAAGATCTTTGACATTCTGTGTAAAAGTGGATTGTTGTCAGCTGTTACTGCTAATACTTCTCTTTCTTGTATGATGTCTCTCATTAACATAACAGAGCCGACAATTTCAGATTTACTCTTAAACATGTTGGCCATTCCTCCAAAGAGAATTAACGAGCTAGCTACGTCTTTACTTACTAGTTTAGAATCTACAGGATTTGTGTAGAAGATAGGAATTGTTTTATCTCTAGCTTCTTTGTTAGCATTAATAACATCTCCGTAGTTTACATCAGTAGATAGGAATTGAAACGAATCTTTAACAAAATCTTTAGCTGCTGTAAAAGCTCCATCTTTTTGTACTTTCTCTAATCCTTCTGATCTAACTGATGGTACTATATAACTAAACTTATCCCAAGAGTTTTTAGCAAGACTATTCTGCCCTAACATCTTCTGCTTTTTGTAGTAGAAGTTCATCATGGCTTTATAGTAAGTAAATGCAGGAGCATTATTTTTTAATGCCTCATATTTAGCATTTTTATACTTATCATTAGGACGTACTGCTGAAATCTTCCACTGCTCATTTATAGGATCATACATCTTATCCATCAAAGATTTTAGTGAAGATTGTTCCCCTTCTAAATATTGAATCTTATCTGGATCTATAAGAGCTGCATCTTTTGATTTCTCTTCTACTAATTTTTTACGTACATTTTTAAGCTTCTCTGATAGTACATTATACTTTTCTTGAGAATCTTTACTTGGTACAGAGTTTTCTTTATACCATTTAGCAACTTCTTTATAGTATTCTCTTACAGTAGATTTATTTTTTAACCACTCTTGTATCTCTTCGTCACCCTTCTCTGGTTTATTATACTTTGTAGCTAAATCTGCATACATTTTAGATTCAGCATTCTTATATCTAGTGACATCAAATTCTTGTACAAATGAAAGAAGAGTTACTTTCTCTGACTTTTCTTTATCAGGATTGTAAACCATGTATTCAACTTCTTCTAAAATATCTTCGTTGAATTTATTAGGATTTAAACCACTTCCTTTTGCTTTCTCAAATTCTTTATAAGCTGCAGCTAGTTCATAGATATCATTCTGTGTCTCATCATTTGCTTGATACATTTTATCTTTAAGCATAGATGCAAACATTTGTATCCCTACTTGAGAAGAATAAATAATTGGATCTAGAAGATAACTAAATGCAGACTTATCTTTTTGAGCTTCAGTAAGTTCTTTGATTAATGTATCTCTTGTAATCAGCTTATTTTCTAACTGCTTTATATTCAATGCTTTTAATGCAGCAAACTCATCAGCTTTATCTAGCTTTTGAGATTTTATTTTATTGTACTCCTCATCTCTTTCAATAGCTACTAAACGATCATTGTCTTTGATATTTTGTATGAGTTTATTAATCTCATCATTTATATCATCGTTTGAATATTCCATTAGCAAGTCAGCCATAAGTGGGATACCTACTTCTCTATAGGTTTCCTCCACCATATTCATTCTATGTATAGCTTCAGTAATTTTCTTTTCAAATAATGAAAGTGATTTAAATTTAGGGTCGTCTTGTAACTGTTCTACACTTAAACCTTTTTTAAGTCTTAACAAGTCTTTTGAAACTGCAAAACCAATTTTTTGCATTATACTATCTTTCCCATCTACTCCACCATAAAAGCTTCTTACCCATTCACTTACTTTGTATAATTCATGAATAAGCTGTAATCTTTCTGTGGTAGGAAGAACTTCATTATATCTCTCATTAATTTTATCTAAGTTTTCTTCAGCTCTGTCTGCAAGTCTAGATGCATAATTTACAAACTCTACTAATTCTTCTACATCTTGAATCTTATCAAGTCTTTTCTGCATGAGAGATAATCTTTCTATTGCAGTTTCATTTAAATCACCAGGAGTACTTTTAAGTTTGTTGATGCTCTCTTGTGTTGCAATACGAACATCATCTACAATCTTCATGAAGTCTTCTTCTCTCTTATTTACTTTACTATCAGCCATTAAGAAAGTAATAGAACCTTTTAAATCTGCAGCAGTATATCTTCTTTCTAGAAGCATACGTGTCAGATCTTCAACTGCAGATGGTTTAGCCTCTGTACCAAATAACTTTGATAATGCTCTTACAACTCTATTAAATATTCTTTGGAAGAGATTAGGGTTTTCTCTTTTAATCTTAGCCCCACTTAATCCCATAGCAGATACTAGAACTTCTTTATTTAAAGCTTTCTCATCTAGTTCTGGGTATGCTTCTTTAACTTTTTGATAAAGATTAGTAGACTTCAATTCATTTATAGCTCTTACTACTACAGGATGATCTTCCCCTAAAAGTTCTACAAGAATATGACTGAATTCGTGGATATGAGTATCCTCAGTCATAAGTAGTGGATTTAGAACAACTGTTAATATTTTACCTGGAGTGTTAATAACTCTACCTTTTACTTCTAGAGTAGGGTCAATTTTAACTTCTATGTTTATCCCAGCTTTAGCAAAGTCAGATATAAAATTGTTAATATCTTTTTGTATAGAAGGCATCTCTGCTCTTTCCATATCTTCAAGATCTAAACGACTATCTAAATCTTCGAATAAATCTAGTTGTTTTCCAGCTTCTCTAGATAATTTTTTTGTTAGTTCTTGTTCAGCTTTTGCTATGCTCAACTCTTCTTTACTTAATTCAATTACTCTTGGTCTAAGTATAGGGTTAAATTCATAAGCATTTAGAGCAAACTCATATGGATCTACTCTGTTAGGTAACTTAGTGGCTACATTTTTAGTCAGAGCTAGAGTTGCTTTTTGAGAAATTTGGACATCGTAATGAGTCTTACCTTTATCTTTATATGGGGTTATTACTGCAAGTGGAGTAGGAGAACCATAATATAAGGCTGCTACTGCATTTAAATCTGCTATCTCTTGAAATAGAACATCTTGCATAGTAACCGATATCCTATTCCCAAGACCTATAACACCATCATTAAGAAGAATGTAATTGATCGTATAAGGATCTACTACATCGTTATTTGCTAACTGATTATCTATGTATTCAATAACCTTACTAGTCGTAGGAGATTTTCTTACATTTCCGTTTTCGTCTGTTTTAAAGTATCCACATGCCATAGTACAAATATACGGTATTATATTGAGCAGGACATATTTCCAGCTTCAATTGGTAATTTTCCTCTGTCTAATAAATAAGTAGTGCTTCTTGCTATGTTGTTCTTTATTTGAGGAAGTACTTCTTTATTTTGAATCTTCATATAATTTAACCCATAAAGCTTCACACTACCTTTAGTTGTATACGTACCTTCTAATCTTCCGTATTGAGTCATAATAGATCCATCTCCAGATTTTACTTGGTCTAACTTAGCAAATACTGCACTTGTACCAGTCTTACGATTTCTTACTACTATAAAGTTATCAGTGCTCTTATCTAAAATAGTCTCTGTTCCTGAAGAAAGTGTATCATTACTAACCCTTTTAACTAAGTTACTTCCACCAGCTCTCATCTTTCCAAATGCAGCCATGTAGTTAATAATGTCTTGTGAATCAAAGTACTGAGATTGTCTAGCTTTAAATGCTTCTTGTCTGAAGAAATCTAAAATGCTTATTCTATCTTGTACTTCTACTCCAGGTTCTGATGGGCCTTGCTCAACCTTCATAGGAGTTGTGAAGAATTCTAGAGGAACAATATCAGCATATGAACTAGCTCCTTGTCTAAATCCATTTACAAAGAAGCTGTGCATTGCTAGTTTTATAGCAAAGAGTTTGACTTCTCTTATACCAGCAGCAACTGATGGATCAGTATAGTTACCTTCACTATCCATTGTTTTATCTCCTGGTACATAGAATTGTGGGTTATACAGTAGATTATACAATCCGTCTGTATAAGATTGCTTTTCAGTTGCAGTAGCTTTAAATGTATTATCAAACTTAATTCCATAGTATCTAGCTTCTGTATCTGTATCAGGTTCTAAGTTAGCTATGAATGGGTTTGTATTCAATGCACGATACTTTGTTTTTAAAGCTTGTAATTTTGTATAAATATTATTATCTGGCTTATTATACAAGTTTGTCATGCTATCCATCAAAGAAGCAAATGGAGAGCCAGGTTTCATAAGCATCATGAACATCAAGTTGTAATCAATCAACTGATGCATTTCAGGAGTTAACTCTTCAGTACTTACATTCCCTAGTAGCCCTTTCTTAAATAGTTTAAAAGATTCAGATAATCTAGTAGGGAAGAATACTCCTGCAAAGTCAAGACCGTTTCTTAATAGATTATCGTAACCTCTTTCTAATCCATAATTAGACTTCTCACCGATAAATTGGTCAGTGACATTATCCATAGACCCTGGTTCAAAGAATATTGGAGTCTTTAGAGAATCTTCATTCTGATCAAATGTATTAGCTCTATCTAAATAAGATTGTATAGAACCTATCCTTCCCAATCCATCCATTGAATCTGGGGTTACTCTCTTCCCTAGTTTCATAAGAGTTTTACCAGCTTCATAGAACTTCATGAAGTTAGCAAGCATCTTTAATTGTTCATCTACATTTCTATTCTCTTTACTTAAGTTTTCTAATTCTTCTACATTCATGTTAAATGTACCGGGCTTATTTAGATTTAAGTAGCCATTTGGATCTTTTAGTTTAGAAGTAAAAATTTTATAAGCTGTTGTAAGATTCATCAAATTACCAGCTTCGGTGGTCTCAAAGTAATTTGTAAATTCTTTAACCAATGGTTGATTTAAGAACAAAGAACAAAGTCTTGAAGAATACTCTGGGAAGAATCCTGAGAATAAAATTCTGATACGAGATGTTAAAACTGTATCGTTAAGTTCATATTGTACGGGAAACTTAGCAGCATCCACAGCAGCAGATAAGAATAATGATATGCTTTTATCTGTTGGATAAGATCTGCTTGTAGTATCAAATGGATTTTCATAAGAAGTCTTTATATAATCTCTATATTCCTCTCCATTAATTTTGATAGAGTAATCGTTATGTATTCTAACATTACCATGTTGTAATACGTTACGTGCAGCTAGTGCATTTGCATAGATACCACGAAGCTTATTTCCAAGAGTACTACGACGAGCTGTAATAGCTTCTGTGTTATAATCACTCCAATCTAATTCTTTTCCAAGGTCTGGAGATTTAGATTTAATCTCATCTACAACAGTATTCAATGTAGTATCATCAAGTGGAGTAAACACTTCTTTGAAGTGAGCAGGGTTTGAATACACTGCCTCCATCAAATCTAATATTACATTATTAATCTGTTCATTAGACAACTTCGATAAGTTCTTTGATTTTATTATACTAGCATAATCTACAGATACTTTTTCTAGTTGTTTAGTTTCTTTATTAACTCTAACTTCTGGGAATAAGAGATTTAACTTATCGACGTCAAAGTCAGATCCCATCAATTTAGTTAGCTGTCCCGGTACAACAACTGCTTTTGCATAGTTGTTCGGTAAGATTTTAGCAATCTTAAGCATGACTACAGAAGCTTTATCCTGATTAGGGATACGATAACCTACAATTCTTCTAAGTTCTTCTGGGATAGAGTCTAAAGATTGTCCTGGTTGTATTCCAAACTTACGAGCTACATCCTCACGGATCATAACTTCTGCATGGATTACTCTTCTACCATCTTCAGATATTTGTAAGAACTTTAATGCACCACTTCCATCAACTTCTGATCCACCTAATTGTGTAACCTGAACTGCTTCAAACCCTTTAACTTTCTGTTTGAATACTTCATTGTTTATTACAGACATTATGATAGACTCATACTTCTTATTGTATAGAGGTATATCAAGTGGAGCTACAAATCTAGGAGTACCATCATTTTCAAATACAATATCTAAAGCTCTTTCATAGTTAGAGTGAAGCTCTTTTGTTCTAGCTTGCTTGAGTACTTTTTCTCTTACAGTTTTTAATATATCTAACTTAGCTGCATTTATCTTATTGATATCATTGCTTTCAGAAGCTTTATAAAGCTCAGTTAATCCAAATTCATCTTCAACCTTCTTTGTATCTCTAGCAAGTTTCTCTTCTATTGAAGCATGATAAAGATCTTTTAAATCTTGACCTGAGATATTTATATCTAAAATTCCAGGAGAGATTTGGTACATGGTAGCATCTTCAACATTGGCCACCATATTTTTTTTAATCTGACGGTTGAGAGCATTTTTTGGATCTTCTTTTGCAGAAGGGATAAATTGTGGGAATCTTAATCCTGATGAATTATGAGTATTAACTCCTGCTTCTCCTAGCATTCCCAATCTACCTGTATGTCTATAGATATTTCTCTTAGATAGCTTTTTACCAGATACAAAGTTTACTACATGCACTGGCTCTAAACCTGTATATTCTTCTACAGATTCCATTCTTCTTCGTATATCTTCTAAGAATGGAGAATTTTTAGTATAAGATTTTAATAGTACGAAGTAAGAGTTCTTTTGAGAATCAACAGATAATGTTCTTCCAACATTGTTGTAAGACATTTTTTCGTAGTATCCTTTATGTCCTAATGTTGGAACAGGATCCCCAACTTTTTTACCATCAGGAACAAATCCTTTTTGATATACAAACTCTCCTGTTACCTTATATGCTTTATAAGCTTCTTCATCTTCTCTCTCCCACTTCCCTAAACCTTGCATAATGCTTCTATGCATATCTAAGCTAATGAAAGCCTGAGCATCTGTAGATTCGTATTTACCTGGCCTAAATGCATCAGAAATTGTTTTAGCCTCTTCTTCAGAAACACCACTTTTAACTAGCCCAATATATATGTTATCAGCTTGAGCATTTGTTTCTACAGTTTGTTCTGGAGTAAGATTCATTCTGATATCTCTCATAGCAATCTCATTGAACTCTTTCATCATTCCATAAGATTCACTAATGTCTCCAACCATAACCATTTTGGTTCCAGGAGTAGTCAAGTGACCCATACGTTTGTAGAAGTCTTCTTGACTTTTATGTAGAGCTCTATTTCCACGGAATAGTTTTACTATTTCGTTTCTCATAATAGCATTCTCTACTACAAATCCTTTTAGCAAGCCTTTTAGATCTACTCCGATAGCTCCACTCATTCCAATCTCTCCTAATTTTTTTGCTTTCTTTAACTCTGCCTCTAAAGCTAAAGCTTGAGAAGAGAAGTATTCAAGCATCTCATTAGTCATTCTATCTAAACGAGCATCAAATAATTTCTGAGATTCTGCATCCATAGACTTATCTACATAATCCATGATCTTATCACTCATCTGAGTTACTCCATTAATCCTTACTCCAGGATCATCTTGCAGAGTTTCATCTGTTACTATATATTTACCATCAGCATTCTTAGCTCTAAACTGGAAGAAAGATTCTTTGAATGCATTACCAAGGTATTGACCATTCTCTACTAATCTTGTTGGATCTCCAGAAGCTGTATGATAACCTTCTTCTAAATCTGCATAATCTATTTTACCATTCAAGGCACTTTTTACAACTGCTTTAGCTTGGTTTACTCTCACTAAGTCTTGTACAATTTGAGCTTTAATCAAATCTTTATGAGACATAAATTGTTTAGAGAAAGCATTCTTGCTAATTCTAGGTACTTTTACAAATGTAAATTTGTCACGGTCTGATTGAATTGGTACAGCAATATATGTATATTCACTATCTGTTCTGTTATTTATAAAAGCATTTATAAGAGTAACCATTGTATCGACTTCTGAAAAGTCTTCATATGCAAGAGCCTCTTCATATTCTGACCCCATCTTACTTGCATCAAAGTCAAATACCCCAAACTCTTCTAAAAACTTGCCATCCATTAGATGCTTAAATAATACACTTGTAAACTCAGGTCTCCCTTTTACATTTATGAATTCATCTTTAAGATATTCTTTTAGAAGTTCTGCAGAGTTTTGAGATTTCTCTTTCAATATACTTACAATCTGAGCCATATGTGTCTCAGTGTTTGTACCGTAAATTGCTTTTCCCTTTCCATTAACAAAGCTGATACCTGCAATAGGCATAGTTGATTTGAATATCTTTGCAAAATCTATAGCTGCAGATTTACGAGCAGTTATAAAATCTAAGTTTCTATCATTCTTTACAGATACAAATTCAGCAAGTTCTGAAGATTTGTCTCTAGTAAACTCTCCTACTTGACGAATGAATGACAGAAGTTGAGTTTTAATAGTTCTCATAGAATCTACTCCTGTCTTACCGTCTATTCCATTATCAGCAATAACTTGTAATATCTTTTGAGTATCTCCTACATTAGTATTATCTCCTATGTATAATCCTAATTGAAACATAGTTTCTGCTAAATGAACTACAACAGGATTTACTTGTCCATTTATATTAGCCACATTTACATTACCAAATTTTGGTAATAACTTCTCAGCTTCTTTCCAAGCTTTTGCAGCATCTAGTACTCTCTTTTTATTTGTAGTAAGGGTCTCTATAACTGTCCCATCTTCTTTAGTGATGATGTCTTTTCTATATAAGGCCATTCCATCTACTTCAGAAATAAGTGTATTTTTCCACTTCTCTGCAATAGCTGTTGGAATGTCTTTACGATTAGGATTGAAGACTTCAACATAGTTTACTTTATCATCTACCTTTTGTTTTAGCATTACAAATTCAGTATTGCTAAGTGCAAATGCAGAGAATATCATAGCCTTTTCAGACTCTGTTAATTCGTTTAAGAAGTTAAGAACATTTCTTAATTGAGGCTTTAACTTAACTTCTTGTACAAGAGCATTCCTCATTGCAGTATAAGTCTGCTTACCACTAAATATGTTTAATAACTCTTTGAATACAACATCTCTATTTAAGTATGTTTTAACACCTAAGCTATTATATTCATTTGACATAATAGTAGATAGCAATTCTCTTACTCTTGCCGTAAGTCTTTTTGCAGGGCTAATCTCCATACTACTTTGTCCATATATTTTTCCTACTGCTTCATCTATGATTGCAAATTCATCGTTCAATTGATCTAATTCATCTTCAGCTTCTGAAGGAGTTTCTAGATCAGTATCGTATTTAAACTTAGAATCAATGTATATACCAGCATCTGTAAGTCTGTTTACTAAAGCTGTTCTCCAACCTTCTTGAATAATATTTCCAGATTTAGATTGTACTACATCTTCCCAAGTGGTGTATATGTTTTTATAAACTGTTCTCTTACGTAGATTGTCCCCCATTGCAAAAACTAAATTGTTTTTAGCAAGTACATCTCTAAGAGCTTGCAGATTTTCTTGAGATTTATTTTCTGTATAGGCTTCTTCAGCAGCTATAGTTTCAATCATTGCAGCATAGTCTGTTGACATGTTTAATTTAGAACCATCTGCTTTAGCATATATTTTTGTTAAGAATGAGTTTGCTATTGCTCCTTTATTAGTTCCAGATCCTAAAGCAATTGTAGATTCAAAACTATTTTTATAGCTATTTCTCATCTTTAGAAAGTCTGTATACAGAACATCGATAGCATCTGTAATAGTCTTATCTCCTAATCCAGGACGACTTAAGTATGCTTTTTTAGTTCCTTTAAACTTTTCTGCATTTCTGAATACTCCTCTACCAAGAATAGAAGAGTTCATTTTATTACTTTCAATTAAAGAATAAACCTGCTTTAATCCAACACTGTCACTAAACATTGCTTTAATGAAGTTCCACAAATCTCTAAAGAACTTAGCAATCTTACCAGGAATAGACTTTTCAGTAGCTTGATCAGTAAGAACATACTCTCTGAATTCCTCAGACATTTTTTCTTCAAGAACTAACTTATAAGCATCTTCATCAGAAATTTCTGGGAATTGATTTTTAATAGCAGCTATTTCAGAGTCAGTAGGTTTTCCAAAACTTTTCTCAGCTTCTGCATATAACCCTTGTCTTTGCTCTTCACTAAGCATTGTTCTAAATACTAAGTGATAAGCTTCGTGATACTCTGTACCAACTTCAGCAGCAGACCAAAGGTATATCGATGCATTCTCTACATATCCGTGAACTTCTTCATTTCCAACAGATTGTGCAGTCTCAAAGATATTTACAGCATCTTCTCCAAATCTTTCTGCTAACCAAGACTTTGCTTTATTAGATCTATCAGAATTATTTACATAAAACATTGAAGGAACATTCCCCATGTATTTATCCCAAAGGAAATATGCTAAGTTTTCACCTTGAACACTTACAAGGTCTTTCCATTCTTTAGATGATGTGTTTGGACAAAATGCCATTGGTTATTTATTTGTAATACATTTATTTTTCTTTCTCTCCCCTTCTTCAGCAGATTCTTTTATTACGTCTGATAAGCTTTGCATAGCTCCACCCATTGGATTCAAGCCTCTTAGTTCTGCTTCCATCTCTGCTTTAAGAGCTTTTTGCATTTCTGCATTAGGCTTTAAGTGTGCAAAAGGGTTAGAAGGGTCCATCAAAGGTACAGATTTTTGTTCAGTTTTTGGAGCAGCACCAAATAAATCTGCAGGTAATTCATCAACAACTACATCTAAAGTAGATTGTGCAACTGGGGCAGGAGCTGCCGGTGTAACAACAGCTGGTGTTGTGGGTTGAGTTTGAGTTTTAGAAAGTGATCCAGGTCCGTAGAAAGATTTAGCATTGTATATCACATAAAAAGGATCTACTTTTTGTTTACCAATTATATGATTTAAAACTTTAACTCCTTTTACTTCAGGGTTTGATTTCTGAAAATCATTGAATAGGTTTATAATTGCAGGACTTTGATTTGCTTTTTCTGTATCATTGTACTCAGCATCAGGATTGTCAGATATGTAAGATCCTGTAGCTGGATTGCTAAATTTATAACCTTTTGCTTTTAGCTCTTCATAAATTTCTTTCTCAGATTTATTAGCATCTATAACTATAAACTCAGATTCATTTATCTCACCTGCAATTGGCTGACCATATCTTTGAACAAGGAATGGAGTAGTAGTAGAAGATGCATTTAAGCCATCTCCAAACTGGCTGATTTGATCTTTACCTCTTTGGAAATTACCAAAATCAAAGTTTTGTGGAGCAACACTTGTGTGATGATACACAGTAACTACATTTTCTGGTGTTGTAGTTGCAGGTATTGCATTATCAGCAAGCCTAACAATTCTTAATATTCCATATTTAGAATCATTAGGTTCTTCAAAAACACCATTTTCATCTATAGCATCGATAGTTTGAATACCTCCAGCTTGATTTTTGTAATCCAAACTTGTAGAAGCCCCATCATATCTTATACCTTCAATTTTTGTAGTTGCCTCAGAAGTTCTTTTGCTGCTACTTGCTGTAATAATTATAGTATCACCTACTTTCCAAGTAGAAGGTGAGGCTTTTTGAGCAGGAGCTAGTGTTGCAGGAGCAGTAGGGGCTTCGATGCTATCTAATACTTTTACAGCATTTGATACTTCTAATTGAGCTTGAGTTGCAATTCCTCCTCCAACACCTGTTAATGGTGTGAATTCAATTCCAACATCATAGAATGGGGATTTGTTAACACTGCCTGGAGAGTCAGTAGTTAAGATTACATTAGCCCCTAGTCCTTCAGTTCTAGGTTCTGTGAATTCTTTATCACTATTTAAGTAATCAAAGTATGAAGGATACTCAATACCAGTAAGAGCACTAATATAAGGTTCTGTGTTATTAATTCTATTGATATCAACTTGATACTTCTTATCCATAATAATGTCTAAGAATTCTTGTTTTAAGTTTGGAGTTACTCTTGCATACTCAGCTTTCTCTCCTTTTATTGTAACTAGAGATTTCCATCCTTTTTCGTTAGTACCTAGCTCAGAGAATGTGAACTTAAATGGTTGCCCTAGTAAAGCTTTCTTAAGTTCATCTTCATTTATTCTGACAAGTTTGTTTGCAGATTTAGAGTAGAAAGTAAATAATACTTTACCATCTGTAAGAGTAACTTGAGACATGTATTTCTTAAAGTCTTCTGTAGATATGTCTTCCCCTTCATTTAAATCTATTGCATCGTTTTCATCTGCAACTTCTACAGGAAGTTTATTTAATCCTACAATCTCCCCGAATAGTTGAGCCTCAGGGTTTTCCTTAATTAAATGATTAACTGCAATTGTTCTTCCTTCTTCAGTCATAGACTTTGTAGAAGCCATTACAAGAGCAGGATTACCATTAGGATCTTTTACTATAATTGCTACTTGTCCAAGTGCAACATTGCTTGTATCGAATGGTAGATCATTTCCATTCTGATCCATGAAGACTCGAATACCATCTTGAATTCTTACTACAGCAATATTTGAAGAACCTTTTACAATGTTTGAAGATGGATAGAAGAATATCTGACCATTAGATGTTCTAGCATTAGCTATATTCGTAGAGTTAAAAAGCTTTCTACTAATAGTAGAAGATGCAGTAATTCCTTGCTTATAAAGATTATATATGTCTTGTCTAGATAATCCAGTATTCTCATCTGCTTTATAAGCAGCTAACATTCCTACTCTAACTGATTGACCATTAGGAAGTTGGGCAACTACGTAGATAGGAACTTGTTCCCAATATCTATCTTCTGTTAAATCTTTTTTGTTATTTTTTGTTTCAGGATTTTCAGAATTCCACCAATCACTAGATTCATCTACTTCAAATGTAATGACTGTACCTGCAGGAGTTATGTCACTATCTGTTAGCATTTCTGGATAAATAGAGACAGTCTCTCCACCTACCTTTTGCTCTATCATATTAGATACAGGATCTCCAGATTCAGTTACAGTTTGCTCTGTAAAATTAGAGTTAGATTTAATTTCCCCTTTAGCAAGTGGAGCATCTACAGGACCTTCTGCAACTACAGCAGTTACTTGTGGTTCTTCAGGATCTTTTTGATCATCGTCGAATGGAGATGGAGTCTCATTAAATGTTCTTTCTATCTGCTCCCACTGCTCTCTTTTCTGACGGATTATTTCAAGTTCTTCTGCTGTGGTTGTGCCATCCACCCCTTCCTCCGTAGATCCTGCTCTAGAATCGATATTCGTTGCTTCAGGCTCTTGCCCTTCAGTTGCAATGTCAGTTCCTTCGGTAGCGTTACTTGCTTGACGAAGTTTTTCAGATTCACGTTCTTCATTTATTCTTTGTATTAGTTCTTTAGATTTACGAATACTCTCTTCCCTTCTCTTAATCTTATTCTGAGTATTTCTAATTTCTTTCTTAGCAGCCTCTACATCTTGTCCAGGATAAGTTCCATCTGCTATCTTTTTAAGTTCAGTTTCTACAAGTTTTAACTGAGCTATTTCATCCTCTAATCTGCTAATTTTAGATTCTTCCCCTTTAGTTATTTCATCAACCTCTTCTTCTAGTGGGGCTTGTTCGATTTCTTCTGCAACAACTTCTTCATCAGTATTTTCTTGAATATTAGAAGCTTTCTTTCTTTTAGCAAGTTCTTTAATTTTCTTAGTTAATAAAGCTTTGTGAGACTTTTTAATAGCCTTTAAAGTTTTAACATTTCCATCAGCATTAAACTCTGCTTCTGTAAATCCGGCTTCCATAGCTACTTGTCTTTCAGCAGCTAGAATCTCATCTATCTCAATTAAGTCTTGTTTAATTACTTCAATCTGAGCTCTTATCTGACCATCTGTTAGACCAGCAGTTTTACCAATGTCAGTAGTAGCTACTAATTTTTCAAGTTCCTCTTCCATTTCAACAATGGTATCTGGATCTTCTACAGAGTCTAATACTTCAAATTGTTTAGCCTTACCTTTTAACGTATCTTCTTGAGCTGCTACCTCTTTCTTATGTTTCTTAAGTACATCTTCTGTAATAACTTCTCCACGAACTCTTTGAATTTCTTTAAACTCTTCTGCAGACATGTTAGCTATAGCTTCTACATCTCTAATAGAAGATGCCTGTACAAGAATAGCATAAGTAATTGTATCAGCTATTGCTGAATCTTCTTCATTCTGATCATCTAGCATCCAAGTAACTTCGTTACCTGTAGCAGCATCAGTTAATCTAACTCCTATTCTATTACCTTCTTCATCATAGATAATAGCATCAGTTGGAGTTTCATTTAGATTTAAATATGTTCTTCCATTTATAGTAAATATAAATCCACCAGAAGATACTGATATATTTCCTAAAGCTGCGGCTTCTGCATCTGATAGTTCTTGTGCATATTCTGTATAACTTGCTGTTGGAGCAAATTCATCTCTTCTTTGCAGTTGTCCATTCTGATATTCTACAGTTCTTTCAGCAGTTCTTTTCTTATCTCTTGCATCTTTCTCCTTTGCTAATGCTGCTGCAGCAATTGGGGGAAGAGATTCTTCATCAATAGCTTCTAACATATCGTCAGTCATGCTACTAAATTTAGCTCTTTCTTCTTTTTCTAATTGCTCTAATTCTTCTACTTTTGCCTCAGCTGCTGCTATTATTTCTGCAGGAGCATCTTCAGGCATATTCTCTCTAACTTCATCAGCTGTTTCTGCATTCTGAACTACTTGAGCAGCTCTATCTGCAGAAGCCTTCTTCTCTTCCTGCTGTCTACGGGCATATTCAGCTTCTACATATAAATCCATGTTTTCTGGATTACGACGTAAGTTATCAAAAGATGTTACAATACCTTCTCTTCTTTTTACTAAGTTCTGCAGGGCCCATGTGGCAGTTTGAAACTCTTCAGCATCTGCAGGGTTTAATGCATACTTAGCTTGAAATATCTCATTAAATTTTTCAAATAGTTTAGCTTCAGGAGATATTGTAGATTTAAATGCAAAGCTTAGTTTACCCTCTTCATCTATATTTACTTGACCTATTTTTACTCTGTAAGTAAAATCTTCTTTTGATATTGCCCCTAACTCTGGAGCAATTTTAACTAAGTGGTCATATACATCATCTATCTGTTCGTCTATAACATCTATGTCCATTAAGCCTGCATGCAGTACTTGAGAATATTGATTTCTAACTAACCTTTGAAGTTCTTTGTTATTTTTAGTTTCTTCGTTTTGAAAAGAATCTAAAAGTTTTGGGAGTAAAGTATTTTTAGGTTGGTATTTAGCTAAGATATCTTGTACTTGCTTAGATCTTTTTATAGATAATTCTACTTTATTTTTAACATCTTGTACAAGTTCAGATTGAGTTTTACCAGTCTGAGTTTTTAGACTAGAATTCATTCTATATCCAAATGCTTTTTTAAACTCATCTTCTGACATAGATGCAGCATCATCTAACTGCTCCAACATGTAATCAGTAGCACCCATAGCATTCATTCTTGCTGCTTCTGATCTAATTAGTTGAACACGAGCTCTTTCTGCATCTTGTTTTGCAACAGCTTTTTGAACTGGTGTAGCTTCTTCTGATTCTAAAACTTTATTATTCTTTTCTATTATGTTTACCAATGCTGTATTATAAGCATTAGATTCCATATTTTCTATAACTTTTGTTAAGCCACCACTGTTTATATATTGTAAAACTTTAGCTGTATTAGCTGTACGAGCTTTTGCTAGTTTAGAATCTGCTCCAGCTATACGACTTACAGCTCCTGTTCCTCCCCCTACAATAGCTCCAATCAATATATTTTCTAAACCTTCTTTACTTCCTAATGTTTTACTTAAGGATTCAGACAATGATTTAGACATGTCTCCAATACCATCACTAAATTTATCTCCATAATAATCTCTTGAAAACTCAGATGCAGCAAATTGAGAACCTTCTTGGAATCCTTCTGTAGCCATATTTTTAACAGGGCCTCCAAATATTCTAGATGATTTTGTCCAAGCTTTTGCAAACTTACCATCCATTCCAGCTTCAACTAATTTTCCAGAAGCATCTTTGGTAGCTTTATACATCTGACCTTCTCCAATAGCTGCTCCCTTAAACATTTTACCAAACATAATAATGTTAGATGTAGCTAGGATTGGAAGGTTAATAGCAAAAGCAGCATTACCAGCAGCATCAGCAGATTCCTCTATCCCGTTCATTACATCAGTTGGGACTTCTTGGCCAGGATTTTCTTCTTGCCATTTAGCTACCTGTTCTTCTATAAATCTAGTTCTAGTCTCACGAGCTTCAACAGATGCTTCTGCTAATGACATTTGAGTAGCTACTCCTAATCTTTGAGTAGCAGTAGATATCCTAGCCATTCTAGCAGCTTTTTCTAGATCTTCTCCAGTCTGTATAGCTTTACCAGCTCTGTATAATGCTAGCTGTCTACTACCTAATGTCGAAGCATCTTCTACAACATTAGCAGCTCTTGCACCTTTTTCAGCTAATCCTGCAATATCTAATGCAGTATCCCCAGCTTTTAAGGCTTTACCAGCTCCAGCAATTCTGCTAGCTAACCCTAGTTCTCCTGTTCCAAGCCACATTGTAGCAATAGAACCTAATGTATAACCAAGACCGTTAGCTACTTTGTCTGCCCAAAAGTTTGCAGTACCTAGATTAGATAGTAAGCTTCCGTTTATTTCTTCTTGTGTATAATAGTTTGGTAGCTTCTCTTGAGCCCAGTCATTTACTGCATCTACTTGTTTACCTACAAAGTTGTCATAGTATTCACCACCAGTAGCTAATGAACCTAGACCTGCTAATACTCCTACTGTGTTTTCATAGATAGCTCCTAAAGTAGTAATACCAGCTTTAGTTAATCCATTTACCCACTTATCATATGTGGTTTGCCTTTGAGCTCTTTCTTCATTTAAATCTGCAAATGGATTAAGTGGTACCCCATATTCTCTGTAGCTTTCTAATGGATCTGTATAAATAGCAGATACATTTTGAACCCTAGAAGCAATATCAAAAGGGTTTATATTTCCTGTATTCGGAGCTACAACTGGTTTACCAAAAAAATCTTCTACAAAACTTTTTTTTGGGTCTGCATTATCTCCAGAGGGAGATACTATATTTGTTTTAGGTAATCCTGTGATCTCACTTATAAAGCTTGTAGATTCTTCTGACATTTTACAAATATAATAAATTATTATTCAAATAGTGGCATACCTGTTACTCTATCAAATCCTGCAATTTCTAATACTTGAGGATCCGTAGCTCTCATTTTTTCAGAAGTTTTTCCGGTTTGAGGATTGTACAATTGAACTAATGGAGGTGAACCAGGACCTTCAGATTGTACTCTAACAATTACTTGATTACCAGTTCTATTTCCATCTTTATCAACTGCATTCTTACTAAACTCTCTTATATCTCCTTTTTTGCCAGTATCATGATTAATGATATCTAAACTTAATTGAGTAGCTGAAGAGTTCTGCCAGTTAGATATAATAGGATTAGAAACTTGATTTCCAGAAAGTCTTACTGTTTTGATATCTTTAACACCTGCTACGTTTGCTTCTAATGTAAGTACCCAATCTCCAGTTCTTGTATCATACCCATATCTCTTAGTAGAGTATTGTTCTAGATCTTTACCTGACTGTGTTTCTCCAGATTCCTGATCTACGACAGTCATGCTAGCTGTAAGTGATTTGTCTTTAAAGTAAGCATCAGCTGCTTTAGTTACAATTCTAGATTGCTCATTAGTTAGTCCAGGAAGAACTCCGTATATTATAGGAGAAGCTATTTTAATTTCTTTAAGTTTATCACTAACATTTTGAGCATTAACTCCAAGCCTATCTTTAATCATACTAAATCCTGATACCATATCTGTATAATGGTAAAAATCATCTCCATAAATATTCTCTCCAGGGCCTTCAACCTTTCCACCTGCGGCTCTCCACTCTGCTTCTGCTAAAGTTTCTGAAGTTCCTCCAGCCCCATATTTAGTAGCAACATATTTATCCCAATCTGCAGACATAACTCTATCTGCTGCTCCTGATGATACATTTACTTGCCAGCCACTTCCAGCTTTTTTGTTCCAAGCATTTTTAAAGTCTATATAATCTTGGTCATTTGTATTATCAAATATTCTATTAATTATAGCAGCATATTCCCCAGCTGATTTGTTTGGGTACATTTCTTTAACTACTGACATGATGTTACCATCAGCCTTTTCAAGTTGAGCTGTAGTAAGTGACATATCTCCAGCCTTGATAATATTCTGCTCAATTAAACTAGCTTGTTTCTTTAAGTTAGCTGCTTGCTTAAGTTTCTCTTGCCTAACTTGTAAAGATAACCCCATATCAGTAGCTTCTTTTTCTAATTCTGCAGCTAATGCTAGTTTATCTCTAGCATTTGTCATTTGATCTTCAATAGTCTTACCATTTAAATCAGCAGTGATTTCTGACATCTCCTCCATTGGAGTTCCATAAGCCTCTTCAAAGTCTTTTTGACGTTTATATTCATCCATCCAAAGTGCATCATAACTTTCTTTGTAAACAGAAGTTTGTTCATAAACCCCAGCCTTAAGGCCTGCATACTCTTCTATAGGTTTAATTATCTCATCAGCAGCTTTTGATTTAATATAAGCATACATACTTGCTTCATCCCCACTAGCTTTATTTAGAGTAGCTAATTCTTTATTTAAAGTTGCTAATTGTGATTTAACTTGAAGTCTCTCATTAGAATTTAAAGATCCAGAAGAGAGCATATTATTAAGTTGATTAATAGCACTCTTGTATCCTGTAATTTGATTTTCGAATACAGCAGGTAATTGACCAGAAGCTTGGAAAGAATATGTTTTCATATCCGATAATTGATCTACATATGCTTTTACATCTGGTTCAGCCATAACAGCTTTCATTACTGCATCTACTTTACTTTGTGGTATTACACTCATAGTACCACCTTGCTCAATTACATACATTCCACCAGGACCTTGACCTACTTTTTGTACAGTACTTCCTGTCTTTTCTTCATGTAGAATTTTAAGACGTTCAGTAACTCTATCCATAATCTTAGGATCTTTATAGATAGTAGGACCAGTAAATAAAGATCCTTCTTTAACTCTTCCAGTCTCAGGGTCTATCTCAAAACCTTTGTACTGACCTTGAGCTGTTCTAAGCATATACTGTGAGAGATACTTTTGCTGCTCAGCATTATAGTCTCCCTTTTTTAAAGCTTCGTTGAATTCATTAACATAGTTAGAATATCTCTGATAGTTTTCCTTTATAGGAGCATATTGTTCAGAAAAATCTTTTGCCCCTTTACGAATAGACATTCCTAGATTTTCATAATCTCCTCTTTCAGATAATAGAGCTAGAGTATTATCCATCTCTCTTTGTAACTCTCTTTTCCTTTGAACATCGTTTTCAAAAGGAAGAGCAGCCTGCATCTGATCTACAGCCATAGCAAGTTGATCATTTACCTGCATATTCTCCATGAAACGATTTCTTAATGTTTCAGATATTCTTGCTGATTGAGGATCTACATATGTGCTTACGTATTCTCCAAATTTATATGCCATACAACTTAAATGTTAAATTTTGGTTTGGTGCTTCTTACTTTATTCAACTCCCCTAGTCTAGATACATACTGTCTAACTCCACCTAATTTTGCTTCTTGTTTATCTTTCTTCTCTTTCTTCTCTTCTTCCTCTAGGAATTTTTTATATTTAGTGCTAGATACATATAAATCTGGGTTCAAATCTTTTGCTAAAGCAGCTGCAATACGACGTAATTCTGAATCATTCATATTAGCATATGGTGAGTTCTTACGTTTAGACTCTCTTTGTAATTGTTCTAATATTGTAAAACGATCGTAAGAGCCAGTTTCATCAAGAGCTTTAGCTAAACGTTCTTGTGCTTTATAAGCTCTATCATCTTTAACTATTCCAGCTATTCTTGAAGCAGCTGTATCTATAGCTCCTAGAATAGTTTCGTATCTATCTTTAATTTGATTGTCTCTAGCTTCTTTATTAAACATCTGCCTTCTCATTTCATTCTCAATGTTAGAAGTGCTAGCTTGTAATCCTAATCTTCCTTCTTCAGCTGCTAATTGCTTGTTTGCATCTTGCTCTTGTTTAGCAATTTTAAGCATGTTAGTATTAGCATTATTCAAACCAGCCTGCAGTGCTGCAATAGCACCAGGCCCTGCATTCTGACTTCCGATAAAGTTTTTCATTGCAGTTAGTCCTTGAATAGTAGAAGCTCTTTCTTGGTTTAAATTCATTCTAGGTAGAAGTGGTCCACTAACACCACCAACAGAAGACACTCCAGGAGTAATTTTTGGTGGATTCATTAAAGCATATCCTACAGGAAGTAACTGACCTAATCCTGCTAAGATAGAATTATTTATATCTCCTTTCTGCTTAAAACCCGGTATTGGCTTACAACTTCCATCAGTACTTCTATACATACCAGGAGGACAAGGAGTAACTCTATCTTCTAAAGGTTTCTTTTCTTCTATCTTTTCTTTCTCTTCAATTTTTATTTTACCAGCCCCACCTTCAGCTGTATAACTTCCTAATGCATTGTGAATAGGACCAACAGCAGAGTTAGTAGCTTGTTTTTCTAAATAGTCAGATAAAGCCTCTTCTTTGCCTGCTATTATATTTCCATCTTTATCAATAAATCCTTTAGTTTTAAGATTATCTCTAATCTGCTTTGCATCTTCCCCTAAATACGAACTAGTGTTGTTAGGATCTCCCCCATCAATAATATATTTAAAATAGCCTAATATTTCTTCAGGGTTGTTAGCAAATAAAGAGTGTACATCTGCTTCGAACTTACCGTGAGCAACTTTAGCTTCTTCTGCAGACATTCCTTTTTTATACCCATACTTTTTCCCCCAGTTACTTTCAGCAATTTTATCTCTGTCTGCTATATAGTCAGAGTAGCTTAACTTACCACTTTCAGTTGACTTCTTTGCATATAAAGCATCAGATTTATTTTCCCAAGCTGCATCATATCTATTAGTAAGAATACCTTCTAATGCTTTTTCATCTCCTGTTGTAGTTCCTAATCTAGAACCTTCCATAGCTCCTACCCCCATTAAAGGTCTAGATTTATTTATAGTAACTTCTCCAGTATCAGGATTAACTGTTCTTTGAAAGCCCATAAAATATCTAGGAAGCCCTGCTAATCTAGCTGCTTCTTTTTCTTCTGCAGTTTGTGGAACTTGAGTAAGATCTTCGTCAGTTATATAAGTAGTCTTAGGATCTGTGTAACCACTAGCATCTCCAGGATTTGGTCCAGTCTGAGTAACTGTACCTGCACCTGTTGTTGTAGTATTTACTGTACTATTAGCTGTAACATTATCATTTGTTGTATTACCACCTGTAGTAGTATTAGAGGCAAATCTTTCAGTATCAGCTTTTCTTTTTTCTTCCAATTTTTTAGCAAACTCCTCATCATCATATGCTTCATTTTTTGGAACGTCATATCCTAACTTTTCTGCAAAAGCTGGGTTATCTTTAAAGTCTATCCAATTACCTTTTTCGTCATCCCAACCCTCTCTTCTCCAATCTGAAGTTGTACCCTCTGGATTTTTCTTTTTATAAAAACCTGCTTTGTGGAATGCAGCAATATCTTCTGGGTTCTCTCTATAGGCTATTTCTCCAGTTGGCTTTCCGTCTTTGTATAGTATTCTAACTGGAGTGCTATTCTCTGGATTTGTAGAAGTTCTTACATCATTATAGTACCCAGTAAATGGATCGTAGTTATAAGGATAAACAGTACCATCAGAAGTCGACATATTAGCATCCATTGCTTTTTTCTTCTCAGCATCGTATGCATCTGATGCAGCTAAAGCTTCAGCTAATCTTTTCTTTTGATCCTCTCTAAAAGATGTAGTTATTTGATTTAACCCTGGTAATCTTTGGGTACTTTGATCTAATGGTAGTGTAACATCTGATTTAGAGGCTACAGTTTGATCTGTTACGGCACCTTCATTTTTAGCTTTCTCATCATTAATGGCAGCAATTTTCTGCTCATTATTCTTTTGCCGTATATAGTAGTCGTAATCAGATTGACTTATTCTTTTTCCTTTTGGCTTATCCTCAACTTTAACCTCTGGTTGAGTTTGTGGATTTTGTGTATAATACATCACATCTGAAATTGGGATACAATTACCAAATTCATCCATTATATATCCTTCTGGACAAGGAGCTCCACCTTCTGCATATTTACCTAATCCACCGTATCTAGCTATTTTCTTTGGATTACGTCCAGCAACTTCTTCTTGCTTTGTAGCTAAGTCTTGAATATCTTTTTGAGAAGCACCAGATTTAACCATCTCTTCATGCCTTTTAGCAAATGATTTTCCACCAAGCTTTAAGTACTCAGAGAAAAAGTAATCTCTCTTACCACCATTTTTCATTTCTACTTTGTCTTTAGTTTCGTTATTCTCAACTTCTACATTACTGCTTTCTTGTATTCCTCCCTCTTCATGTGTCTGTCCGATATATTTTTTAGCTCCACCTGGTAGAGAGATTTCTACTCCTCCAGGAAGTGGCTTTATTCCACCTTTCTTAGCTAAGTATGAACCAGTAAATTGATTATTCATATTTGTAGAAGAATTTAAACCAAATCCAGTATCTGCTCCAGTTAATCTAGATTGTACATATGAGTTTTGAAATGCAGCTCTTCTAGCTGACTGCTCTCTTTGAAGCTCCTCTGCAAGATCTTGATTCTCTCTATTCTCTTTTATTCCTTTATAAACTCCAATACCTCCACCTATTATTGCACCACCTATTCCACCTACAACATTTCCTACACCTGGAAAGAGGCTTCCTAGTGTAGCACCTGTTGTAAATCCAGTTCCAGCACCTTTAAATCCTTCTGCAACTATATTTCCAGTATTCTCTTTATTACTTGTTTCATACTGTGATTTGTCATCAGTCAATTTTTCAGTAACCATTCCTGCGGCTGTTGCACCTGCTCCTATACCTGCTACTGCTAAGTTCGACATCTGTGATCCCATAAGTCCACCTGATGGAGCCACAGGAGCAGCACCTGATTGTGACATTTTAGAGAACATAACTCCTTGATTTCCACCAGTAGTCTTTCCCATAGTCATCTGTAAAGGTTGACCTGTTTGAGGATTTATTAGACCAGTATTTAGAACTGTTGGAGTGGTATCTGTTAGTGCTGTAGTAGTTAAGTCTTTTGATAGAGATTTAACTAAATCTACTCCTGCTTTCTTTGCAAATTCTCTCTCTTGCTGTTTTCTTGCTAATTCTTGTTCTTTAGCATTTTGCATAGCTGTGTTAGCAGCCTGAGTTAATTCCCTCTGTGTAGATGCAAAATTAGATTGAGCATCTTCTGCTATCGATTTATCTAGATAATATGGGTTCTGTCTAGTCTGTGATACAGAAGACATGTTGTATCCACCTGCTGCATATTTCTTTGTAAGTTTCTTAAGTTTTTTAGCCATGTTAATTATCTATTAGATATTCGATAAGCAGCTTTTGCTGTATACAAATTTATTAAATTTCCAGCCTTATTGTTAGAAATTAATCTAATTGCTATAAATTTATCCACAAACTTTCTTTGCTCATACCAAGGTTTAGTTAAGTCTAGATAGTCTGAGTTTATAATACCTTCTGAGGTAAACATAAATTCTGTATTAGTGGGAGTGTATGTTCCACTATAGATGTCACCCTGAACAGTTATCTGATTTTGATCCATAGAAGTATTAAACTCTATCTTTGATAAGTCTCTAAAATCATTTGTAACCCAGGAATTATCTACTTTTCTGATGTTCTGTAGATATGTAATATCCTTATAACCAGATATTTGTGTTGTATTGTAGACATAGAATTCTGTAAATCCTGTACTGAATTGCTGTTTAACTTCTGGGAGAGTCTCTCTTTTTTTAGTTACCACATCTGCTACATAAGATAAAGATGTGAATATTTTATTTAAGGCTTTGGTAGTTGATACAACTCCCGAAGTACTTGTAGTACTCTCTCCAGTATATACAAACTCAAATTCAAAGTTATAAATATTATTATAAAAACTGCCAGGTGTACTAGGGTTATTATGAACGAAGAAGTTCGAAGGACTTTCTTGATCAAAGCTGTATAAATATTTTGAGTTAAAGGCATACAATGGAGGAGTGTAAGAATGTCTACTTGCCCATACAGAAAAGTCAGTTGAAAAAGATATTGTCCATCCACCTTTTTTAAACCAGATTCCCTCCTCAATTACAATAGGGTGACCTGTTGGTGGATTTACTGTACCATTTATAAATTGATTATTTGCTTGGTCAAACTGAACTTTATCTAATTCCCACTCAGTTAAGAATTTATCTGTAGGTATAAGTTCTTGTTTTGTAATGATAATCCTCTTAAACAATGGATCGTATGTAGTTATAAACCCAAAGTTGCCTGTTGGGGCATCTAGGTTGAAATCTAATCCATCTAGATTTATCCCATAGTTCTCTAGTACAAATGGTATATTCTCTCTACTCCACACATCCATCCCTAGGTCAGATAGGTCATTAACCTTTTGCTGAATTAAAAATATTTTTCGAGTTTTTCTAGAGATAAATACATACCCATCTTTAGTAACAAGAGATGATAATAAGTTATAATTCCCTAAGAACCCTTCTGAAGATTGTACGATTTCATCTGGCTCTTGAGCAAACAAGTCACCAGAACCTATATATGCTTGACTTGCATCTGCCAGTTCTACATTCTGCTTACCTTTAGTTCTAAAAAGACTTCTTTGTGTATGTATGTAAAGTAAGCTGTCTAAAGCAAATATATTATTTATCTCTCCTTTGCTTTGTGCAAAGTCTTTATAATCTAATCCTAAGAAATACCTATAAGCATCTGAGAAATTACCATCTTGAACATTAGATCTTATTACACGATTTGGATAAAGATTTGTAGACCTTTCTTTTTTAGGGAATGGGACTGTAACTCTTTTATCCTGTTGAGCAGAATACTGATCTTCATATAGAAGATTATCCATCTTAGTTAAATCATAAAGAGGAGATTTATATAATACATCTGCTGCAGTAAACTTATCAAAGTAAGCTGAATTTGCTGGACTTACTCCTTTTTCAACATCTCCACAATGACGGAAGTTAATATTATCATCAGATTCTACTATGAATTGGTATAGTGTAGTATAAGGATTAACATCTCCATTATACCAGTTACTACTATTATCTATTGTAGCAAGCCTCTGTAATTCATTACCTGCAGACCATAATACATGATAATCTCCAGTATATCCTGTTGGTATATCAAATGGTATATCCCCATATATCTGATCATCTGGACCTGCAGATCCTTCAGCATTATCCCCTTTCTTAAAGTAAGCTAATGCAAAACTTTGTGCAGTAGTTCTATAACCATATCTAACTATGTAAGTATCTCCACCAAATATTGTATCTGATTCTGTACCTAAATAATAGTTTAATTTTGAGTTAGCTGTATCTTCTCCTGTGACTGTGTCGACAGTTAAAGTTGATTTATAATAGCCAGTTGATACTAATAGTTGTTGGTCAAATGGTTCAAATACATCTGTTTTAGCTGAGCATAAGTTTACTAGATAAACATTAGGTCTACCTTTAGCTGTTAATCCAGCTATAAAAGGCATTTTATTTATGTAGTCATACTCAACATTATCACTCCAATTATCCCCACCATATCCATATAATGCAGGTAATCCAGAGTCTAACCCTATTGCTATCCCACTTTCCCCAACGTTGTTAACTATATAACTTGCACCTTTAAATCCTGTGGCTGATATATTCTTTAAGAAAGTTAATCCAGATATATATGTAGCACTCTCAGGAGCTATTGTAAATACTGTTTGAAGATTTGTTAGATATTGTGCAGGATTTCTAACATCACTAACATTCGTAGGGGCCCAATATTTTGCTCCTATGAATACATTTCCAAGCATGCTAGTTGGACCTATTACGTCGTAAGCTGGGTCGTCTTCATTTACATCAAAGTTGTTTGTATTCCCTAAATCTGGGTGAACCCATGCATACTCGTCATCTCCATGTCCTGCTCTAAATGTAGGGTAGTAACCATCATCATCTTTTTGAGCACCTTTATAGTTACCCTGCCAGTTCTGCATTGTTACTATATATTGTATATCAACGTGAGTTGCAGTTGCTAATGTATGCTTCTTTCTTAAAAGATTGAAATCGTGGAATTTAAATACTGAATAACCTTCATAATCATTTGGTGCCCAAGCAGTATCTCTTTGAGTTATACCCTCTTTTAATAAATCTCCTCTGCTATACCATACATTAAAGTAAGGTCCTTTCTTAGCATCATTTATCTCTAATGATAAGTTAGCAGCAAGTATAGGATTAGATGGGTGAACTCCACTCTGACCTATAATGGTTTTATTTCCTTGAGTTCTTTTAGCATAATAAACTTTATATCCCTGTATCTGTTCTAAAATAAATTTAGGGATACGTATATTTCCAAGCTTTATCCCTAATATTCTTACCTCTTCTTCGAATCTAACACCACCATCATTGAATGTATTTGAATTTATATTCGGGGTAGAGAAGTCTTCATTCTGCTTAATGTAAGAATAAGTTGCATTTTTATTAGATGGTAACTTATGGTGACGAACCTTTTGACCTCTTAATGTTCCAGCTATGACTGGATTACCTGATACATCAGTAGTCCATACATCAAAGTCATCGGTATTTGGGTAGAATTCATTTTGATTTTCCCAGAATGCAGTACTTTGAAATGGTGCAATTATACTAGTATCTAGATATTGAAATACTCTAGAATCTGGATTTGATGCAATAACCTCTCCTGGTCTAAAATTAACTTGAGCTCCAGGAGCCACATTTGGAGATGTCATTAAATCTCTTTCATATTCTGCTACTACATTTCTACCTGGGATATGGTAAGCATATGACTCTGATCCATCTTTTAGTATGAACGATATGTAGAAAGCATATACTTCCCCTCTTCTATATGTCTTCTTTTTGAATAATAACTCTTCTACATCTCTGTAACCTTTGCTTGTCCCTAACTGCACTGGCTTAATTACATCATGTATGTATGGGAATATTTCAGCCCTAGCTGCATAATCCTGATGCACTAGTCTAGTATATCCTTCATTTATATTGAAGATGTCATACAGTCTAGGATCAAACTTTTCAATAGTCTCAACCTGTGCAGTAAGCTGAATACTGTTTGCAAATCTTTGATACCCTAAATCTTTTCTAGCAGTTAGGTTAGCTGCATATAATCTATTGTCTAATTGAGTTATAGATTTAGCAGTTAAGTATCTAACTTTATCTATTACAGCTTCTTCCAATGAAGACTGAGCTGCATTTTCTATTCCACTATAAACTATTTCAACTTCGTTTGGTAGTAAATTACCTACTGCAATTTTGTTTATTTCAACAGGTTCTAGTTTGTATACAAATTCGGCTTCTCCGATTCTCTGTACTATATAAGGAACTACGTACTTATAATCTGTATTTAGATTATTGAGAATCCATTTAATTGACTTATTAGTTTGAGACTCATTAGGGGAACCACTGATAATTTCTCTTGGGATGGTATCCTCATTAGATTGCACAATGTACACAGGATTTGATAATGTGAGTACATTAGTTTCAGTAAAATCTTTGTCTGCATAAGCTACCCCTAAAAAATAAGTTCCACTTTCTACTCCACCACCTTGTAATATTTCAAGAGTTTTAAACTCTGGAATTCTACCTGAATCTAAGAATAGGTTTAGTGATGATATATTAACTGGATTTAAGTTATCGTATAATGCACTTTCGGAACCTCCGTTATTTATATGTAACAGTTGCCTTGTAACATCTAAAACTCTTACAGGATTATATTCGTTTATATAGGATATACCTGTATTTGGTTCTTCTATTTCTGAATATTTGTTATCAGTAAAATATATAATATTGTTTCCAGTTGGGGAAACTCTAAAATCTCCAGTAACTGGATGTTCTTTATCAAAATTAAGATGTCCTCTAGCTGATGTAGGGGTTGTTAATAATAGAAGTGTAGATACATGAGTAGATGTGTTTATATGGAATATAGCCGAATCGTCTCCATTAACAGCAAATATTATAAAGTTATCATCTGACAAAGCAATTTGCCCTACTGGCTCATATAAGTCATCTTTAAATTTTAAAGAAGAAACAAAGCTATTACCATACTCTGAAGTTATTGAACCCTTTTGGTTTTCAAGTATTGCATTCAAAGCATCTCTGTACGTATTATCGATTTGATCGATACGTCCAGTATCTTTGTTCATTCCTTTTATAAACTTAATATCTTGTCCAGCCATTACTTATATATTAATAGTACCCTCTACCGTATGATCCCCTGTTTAATTCTTCTCTTGTTCCTAAGTTTTCAAAGAAGTTTGCATGTCTATTTAAGTTAGGGATAAGTCTAACCCATTGATTCATAAACGATTCATACTTATCGATACTTGGGAAGTTAGCTTGATTACGAGCTTGAGTGCAATAGAATTTCCATTTAGCATCTGCAAAGTCATATCCAATTCCATTCATAGATGGGGTATATCCCCCTAATAGCATTTGTTTGTATATATACCAGAACATAGCTTCTTTATAGCTAATATCGTCTGGAACCATTGGATAACAATCTTCATCTACTGGAAATGCTGTATAGCTCAAACAAATCTGCCCATCTTGAAAAGATGTCTTGATATAATCCCCATCTACAGTATAAGTTTCTTTAGCCTTAGCAAATTGATTTACACATTCTTCACAGTGGATATGTGCAGGGAATGTACTTGTACCATATTGCAATGGAGTTAGTGGTTGGCTAGAGTTTAAGTATAGATTTTCAAGAACAGCCATTCTTGCATTTAGCTGTCTTAACTCATAATTATATCCTATTGCATCATTTGGATTAGCTACAATAAGTGCATTCAGCTCATCTATCTTTTCAGATATAGCTGTGAATTCTGTGGATATCTCAGGAGTTACAGCATTATTAATAGCTATCTGATTTATGTAATATAAGTCAGTAGGCATTAATGCTTTAAAGTTAGCTATTGTTAAAACACATCCTTTTGTAAGCAATTGTGGAGCTGCCCCGATATGTTCTAAAGCTTCCCCAATCCACTCAATTGAATCATCAAGCCAGTTATCTCCAGGAGGTTTTAAGTCCCTCATAACCTTCCTTACGATTGCTTTACTAGATATTGTTTTCTGTATCATGATCTATACTTAGGTGTTCTTTTCTTAAATTTTAAATAAGCTATATCATCAGATTTCAACAATGCTGTTAATTTTTCTTTATTCCCTTTAAGTCCACGAGTTGGATCAAATCTATATGCTGACTTGTTTTTAAGCAAGCATTTATACTTTGCCCAGTGGTATTTACAGTAATACTTGTCAGTATAGTAAATCTGCCACTTTTCTCCTTCTCCTGTTAAAGAGTCATAAAGCTTAACACCTTTGTCAATTAGCTCCTTTTTATATCGGTTGGTCTCAGCCCAATCTACTGATTTGTTTCTTGGGTCTCGATCCACTTTTCTAATTGACAAAGTTCCGAGGTTATTTTGCATATTGAACTCATAACCGTCAAGTATAGTATCAATAATGCCAAGGTTAAACTCGGAACAAATGTCATAGAAAGTTTTGAAACTTATTTGTTCCTCTGCTTTCTCATTATAATCTTTATGTATAGTTCTTAACGTGTGTGATTTGGTTTGCATTCTAATCAACACTTTTTACCACCCATCTTTTTCTTACCTGCAGCAGCCATTTCTTGAAAACGTGATTTACCGTATTTCTTACGACCTACACTAGCAGCAATAGCTTTAGCAGACTCTTCAGATTTACCTTTGCTTTTTAGTTTCCCAACTAAAGCAGCAAATCTTCCACCACCACCTGGCTCCATAGATTTAGCTCCACCCTTTTTCTTTTTACCTAATGCCTCTTCTGCTGCTTTTCTCATATCATAGTCATAGTCAAATGTTACAGGTCCATAAGACATTGGGTCGTTACTATTAGCAAAAGGATCAGATAGAATTCCTTCTACACCAGATGATACTCTCCAATCATTAATTTTTTCCTTGGTCTTTTCTTTTACTAAATTTCTTGCTCGTTCTCGATTAGCTTTTTCAGTCACCTGCTGTTTAGTAGAAGGTTTTTTAGCTCTTTCTTTCATATCAGCCCTTACCTCTGCAGCAGATAGTTTTTTATCTTTATTAGTGTCGGGATTACCTCCTTGCTCATATTTCATCATACCACCTTTTTTCATTTGTGGTGCTCCGAAAGATAGTTCTTTGTTTTCTTGGATAAAAGATTCACCTTCCATTTTGGCTTCTTTCATCACTTTTTTCTTAGAGGTCTTCTTGCCTCCTTTTTTATACATTGAGTTCATGTTTTCTTCTTTTTTAATTTTAGATTCTTGCTTAAGCATATCTTTAGTAGGTTCTTTACCAGATCCTTTATTGGCACGAATATTATCCCAAAGTCCTCTTTGAGAGTATGACCCATCTTTTCTTTTAATCATTTTCTTCATCTTTCGAAGTATTAAGCATTTGACGTTCTTTTCTAGCTTTTAAAGCTCTTTCTATATTGAACCATATAAGAGTTCCTCCACCTACTATTCCTATAATCCAACTGATACTATTGGTTAACATAGCCCAGGAGAAAGTTCCCCAGATTATATTAAGTCCTATCCATTCTCCGTATTCAGTCAATTTCTGTGTATCTAAATTAAAGTTTGTCATTTGATTAAAAGTTAAGACCAGTTGCTACAACTGCCACAGTTCCAGATTCTTAGTGATTTATTAATTCTTGATTGAGGATCATTAGCAGTCTTTGCAGAAGTAAGACGACGTTTCATTCCACACATTCTAGAGCAGAATGAGTTTCTCCTTTTACCACCTTTAGGTTGAGGGGCTTTTAGGTTAGAGCCAGGGTTCTCTCTTTCGTAAGATTTTCTACCTTTTTCGTTTAATCCTCCTTTGGGATTTTTACCTGCTTTATTTTGCCAAGCTGCCATAGTCACAAAGTTATAAAATTATTCTGGTTGTACGTTAGGATTTTGTTGAATTTGTGGAGCATTAGGTGTTAAATCTTGCATACGGTCCGTAGACGTGTCTGCAAATGTTCCAGCTAATAGTCTTAATTCTCCAGCCATCATACCTTGTGTAATAGCTTGAACCATATCCATAGGCATAGGAAAGTCGGTATTGTCTGTATAACAAGCATTACCGTTACAATCAGTAAAATTAGAAACGTCCTCAGGATTTTCAAAAATACCTCTGAGATTAACATACTTAGCTCCTTTAGGGTTTAAGATATAAAGATAATCCTCAATCATATAAGCTTTAGGATTATTTTTAGTGTGCTTGTCATATCCAATATAAGCTACTTCATAAGGCTTAATCATCTGATATCTTCCAATACCTGTTACATCCCCTACATATGTAATAGCTTCTTCAAAGTTAAATCTTACAGTTCTTGGAATTTTATTTACACTACGATATGCAGGACATTCTATATCTATGTTACAACATTTTGATAAATCAACTTGCTTAAGTTCTACACATCTTAAATCTTGTTCTAAATGTCTAGTAACCAATCCATTACGTGCATAGTCACGACGTATGAATACAGCACGATAGTGCTTAATATTAAATTTTATTTGGTCGATAGATATATTCTCATCTTGAGAACTTCTACCACCTCTAAAAGAGTTAAGCAGGTTGTATGCAATTTCGTCTAAAGTCATCTTTATTTAACGTTACTTTGTAAATATCCATCTAATCCTTCGTCGTAGTTATAAATAAATCCTTGTGCTGATCTTAGAGATTCGTATCCCATCATTTTATGCCAATCATCTGATGCACATATTGATGGTACTACTCTCACTTTTACTCCCCTAAATTCATTTACTTGTTCTTTATGAAAATGCCCAACATGAGCTTCTCTATAAGAACATCTAGCAAACATTTCAGGCTGTTCTGTAGCCATTATTAGTGGTAGGTCTGCAAACTTTTCTTTATCTCCATGAGTATATAAAATCATATTTTTACCATACTCAAAATACTTACGTGAGGCAGGAGTATTATCAACAGTTACGTTATCATCATTTCTGTACCACCCAGCTAAAACATCTCCTGCATAAAACATTCTCTCGAAATCGTGGTTTCCTGGTACAACAATAATTTGGACTGGAGCATACTGCTTTAAATAATCGACAGCTTTTACAATTAGTTGCCAATATCCTCTAAAGGTTGATCTCCAGTGAAGTACATCTTGCTGTGGAGTTCCTTTAGTTGTAGCCATTCTCATACCTTCAGAATTCATTCCATCATTACCGATAGGAAGTACAATCTTTTGTATGTTTAATCCTGTGGCTTTATCCATTAAATCTTGGATAGTATCTAAAAATTGATTCTCCATTGCTTCTACAGAAAGTTCTGTTAACTTGCCGTAATGGATATCTGGAAGAGATATTTCGTAAGCAATATGCCCATGTTTTGGTTTAGTGCTATTATGATAAGCATGTATACCTATGTACTGTGTTGGACTGTATGTTGCTGCAAACTCTTCAATCTCTTTCTTTATATCTTCAGAGTTTCTATCATTTTTAGTTACTACTGAGAACCTTTGTTCCCCTTTCATATTCTGCCAGTATTTGACAGAATTAATATTTGCTGGGTCTATCCCATTGTTTTTGATATACTCTTCAAATTCTGTAATTGTATTAGAGTTATCATTTGATAATTCAATCTTAATTAACTTATCTGCAGTGATATTACTAACTTTATTAAGAGTAATCTTCACTGCTCTTATAGCTGCTACAGCTGTTTGTAATGAAACGTTAAACTTTTTCGATACTCTAGCAGGCCCAGCTTTTAAGTAGCCAGGCTTGCTTTCAAGTATCGATATTAGTTTTTGAAGTTTCATTATTCTGAAATCCAGATATTAGCTATTACTCTTACCTTTTGAATATTTTTAACAATAGCTCCTAAAGAGTCATGAGTATACTCAGAATCTATTTTTATATCAATTACTTCAGCTAACACTGTAGCTAACGAAGTTGAAAAAGCCGCATCTATGTCACCTAGAATTGTACCTAATTGTGATGGAAGATTATCATTCAAAATAGCAGATGAGTAAAAAGTTACACCTCTAGTTCCAGGAGCATCTATTCCTATTTCTATAACCATTTGATCATATACTACAGGAATACTAGCTCCAAATTCTGAAGGTTTTTTAAAACTTCTAAAATCCCCAGCTGCAGGTTTTCCGTAGTTACTGCCATTATCTACCCAAAAAGGAATAATAGGAGTTGCTGTATTAGATACGATATTGCTGAGCAATATTTCTTCGTTAGTTTGTGCCATTTTATCTAGTTTATTAATTTTATTATAGTTTCTATTTGAGTAGCAGAAAGAGATTCTGGCAAAATCTTTTCATTAATCATTTTAAGTTCAAGAGTAGCCTCTTTATCTAACTCTGCATTTACAGCAGCTAGTTGTTCTTTTCTTTTCTCTACTACTTCTTTGTTCTGTTCTTCAAAAGCTTTTAATCCAGCTTCGTCTTCTGCATCAATAAACTTTTTAGCTTCAATAGCTACTTGCACAAATTCTTCTGACGGCTTAGCTAATTCTTCTAAAGCATCTAAATGTGTTTTAATAACTTCACAATTTTTAAGTACTATTAAAGCATATTTTACTCCCTTCTCTCCACGAGTTTCATGTAACACTTGATACATGTTTAGAAACTCTCTGTTAGTTGCAGTAATCATTACTCCGTACTTTTCTGTTTGGTTTTGCATATATATTTATTTTTGGTTTTACTCTCCACTTGCATACACTCGAATCCAAGCATCAACTCCGTTGATTTGAATTCTAATAGCTCCAGTTTTACTTGAAGCTGACGCAGTTGAACTTGATACAGAATTTGCAGATGCAGCTCCTGAAGTTCCTACAAAGTTGATTAATGGTCCTGCTGTTCCAGTTGCATTAACTACTGTTTTACCACCTGTTCCTGAACCACTAGTTCCTGGACCAAGTACTACGTCACCTCCAGTTCCAGAACCTGCAGCATCACCACCTGCAACAGTAGTAGTACCACCATTACCTGTTCCTGAAGCTCCACCACCTTCAATTGACATTGCTCCACCATTAACATTAGATACAGAAGCAGTCGATGCTGCTACACCCAATGAACCCGGAGTAGAAGATGTTGTTAATTCTATTCTCTGAGCTAATGCTCCATTTAAAGCTATACTTTGATTTACGTTAAAGTCATATGTATAGAATGCTGTTGGGGTAGAGCTACCTGCAAACACTCTACCTGCAGAGTTAATTGCAATGCCTTCATTGTTACCATCACCACTTAACCATGCAAATCCATAAACGTTATAAGAACTTGCATTTAAGTTTGCAGCTAGTGTAGATAAGCTAGCAGCAATTGTAATAGAACCAGAACCATTCGTAATAGTTACGTTAGCACCAGCTGTTAGACTAGCAAGAGCAGGAGATAATCCAGTTCTTCCTATAACTAATTGCCCATTAGTGGCAGCACCTAAAGCAGTAAATGCAGAAGTACCATTCCCTAATAAAAGAGAATTAGCTGTTAAACTCGTAGCCCCTGTACCTCCATTAGCAACAGGGAGTGTTCCTGTAACATCAGAGGCTAAAGCTACTGATGATAAGAATGCCGAAGTTGAATTATCACAATTAGATAAATCTATTAGAGACTCATTTACTTGTAAAGTAATATTATTACTAGCTGTGGCAACTGTCAATAAAGAGTTTAATGATTTAATCCCTTTAAAGTTTAAAGTGTTCTTATTAGTCACACTTACAAATAATGCTTCACTCGATGTCCCAAGTGTAGTCATAGCTGGGAAAAAATCTGATGCTAAAAACTTATAGTTAGTAGGTACAGATGAATTTGCAATTAACAAGTAATCATTTGCTGATACACTGGTTTTTGCTAAAGTTGATAATGAAGTAATAGTTGCCATTTATTGTAAGTTTATGTGTCCCCCTGATTCTAAAGTAATTTCTGTTGTACCATTCTCTGCATATAAATAATATGTAGCTGCTGGAGGAACAACAGCGGCAGGAGGATCTGATACAATGCAATCTTTGCAGAATCTTAAGGCATGATCTACAAAGACATTTAAGTAAGTCGTAGTATCTGTTGGAGTAGTCGTAGTACCATATATTACTCCAGGCATAGGTTGTCCTGAGAATATACAATCTAACGAAGCTCTATTATCGTATTTATTTAGTAAATAGATTATTAAATCTAATTTAGATAGCTCTAGATTAGAGCATTTAACACCTCCTGATATTTTATTATAGTAGGAAGTGCCCTTAGATGCCATACAAGCTTGTAGATCTGATACCAGTTCTGCAAAGTCTTGACCATTTATTGTACTTGGAACGTAACCCATTTAGCATCCACATGCACATGAAGCTGTGCAAAATTCTTTAGCTTTGTTATACTTATTTATAGCATCAGTGAGGTTGAGCTCAACAGCACTGTAGATAGCAGATTGAGAAAGTAATCTAACCTTCTCAGCTGTACGTAAATCCTCATCACATTTATCACATTCACAAGTACAGTTAATAGCAGAAGTGACTAGTCCAGCAATACAACAATCTAATTCACAAGTTCCAACAGCATATTTCTCTATATCCCCGTCTGGATATGATATAGTGATAACACCATTAAATGTTTCCCCAGCTGTAGTAGAAGATAAGGTCCATGTCCCACTTCCTCCTACATTTGTGACAGTAGCAGTTACTTCTGTCTCTGTCATATTGTTGTAATAAGTTGCATCAATATTTCCAGTTAATCCTGAAAATGTTGTTGATATAGATTTACAATCTGGTGAGATTGTTATTGTTCCTATTGATACTGGCATGTCTACTTAATTGATTGTAAAGATATTAAAAAGTAGGGGATTTGACTCCCCTACTTTTAAAATTAATTTAAGATTAGAACAATCTTTCAGTGTTAGTACTTCCCCAGTTAACTGCATCTGCTCCAAGGAATACTGTATCAGCAACTGTGCTACCAGCAGCAGTATCTACAAAGTAGATTTTAACAGTATTTAATTCTGCAGCACGAGCAATACCAGTATCAGCAGCGTGAGAGTGAGCATACTGAATCTCAACAACATCGTAAGCTGTTCCACTAACTGCAAACTCAGGGAATGCAAATGGGAAATACATACGGTTGAAGTTGCCATAACGAGAACGTTGAGATTTCTCATCAGACAAAGCTTGCCAGTAGTTACCGCAACCTGCGTCAAATCCGGTAGTAGAAGTAGTAATCACACTAGCATCAGTAGAAGAGTTGAAAGCAACTACATCAAATACAACTCCAGCATGACGAGCTACTATAGTAACAACTCCAGCTCCGTTATCAGATACTGTGAATAGCTTGCTTAGAGCAGTGCTATTTGTAATAGCACTAGTTACAGCAATACCACAGTTAGCAGCAGATGTACCAGCAGCAATTTCTACAACTTGTAGGATATTACGACCAGCTGAGAAATTTCCTAAGATTGGGAACTCATAACCAGCTCCAGATAAATCTACTGCTGCATTATTGGTGTAGTTAGCATAAGCAGTAGGTGCAGTACGAAGTGCAATTTTTACTAAGTAAGAATTACCAGTTGGTACAGCAGCTGAAAAAGTAGCAGCCACAGTATGACGTTGTGAAGCAACATACTGAGTATACTTAATTCTTTTGATATCTTTTACATCAATGATAGGAGATGCAATAGGATTACCAGAAGGCATAGCCTGTACAAGCTGAATTCTTTTTAAGCTTGCGATATCAACTGGAGATGCAATATCGATAAATGCAGGAGTAGCTGCATCTAGATTCCATACTCCAATTTTAGATGCAGATGCGGCAGCAGTTGTGTTAAATGCTTGAGCATCGTCTAGTAATGTAGCATTGTTAGCTACAAATACTTGGTTTAGGTTTTGAGGTGCCATTTTAATTTAAGTTTTAGGCAGTTAAACATTTATTTAATTATTCACTCTCGAATGTTTCCATTGTTTGAGTTTGATACCTAGGGTCTTGTATTCCCTCAAGTATGCTTTTTATAGTCATCTCTACAATTTCTGTATGAGTGTGTTCTGGAAGTTCACACCCAATACCATTAATTATTGAGATGCTATCAGGTCTACGAATATACTTAATAGTAACTTCGGGGACCACAAATTCATCGTCTGTGTGTATGTCAACATAATTCTCTTCTATCGTGTATAGAGGAGTTTTATAATCAGTTCTATTAAATGGATCATCAAGCATAATGATGATGTCATCGTGTTGTGCAAATTTACATAAACTTATTCTTTCTGTAGCATTTGCATCTCGAACATTTTTGATAATAGTTTTGATATAATCATGTTCAACATACTGAGCTGTAGACATTCCATTATTAATCCAAATAGCTCTTATATAGCTATTAGAAGTACTTGGACTCCAGCTTGTACTGCTTAGATATAAGTGATTGCTATTCAATACTGGACTAATATGCACTGTATTTCCTAAAGAAGCTTGATTAGGGAATGATGTTGATGGGGCTATACCAAAATTATAATTATTATTATCTAGTAAAGATTCTGTGGTAATCTCTTCCCCTAGTGGAGAATTAGTTATTAATTCCCAAACAGAACCAGCTGCATCCCATCTTTCTATTCCTGTAAGAACATATCCTTCTGCAGGAGGAGTTAATTCCAATCTAACCATGCTATATGTGATTGGTGTTAACGTTATCCCAGTTAGTGGAGTATTGCATGCATATTTAACTTTTCCTCTAACTGATACTAAAAATAAGTAATCTAGTGGAAATGTATATCTATCTACACTAATATCAGAATAGTTAGATGTAAACTCTACTCCTTCAAAATTTGTATATCCTGTATGCTCTACTACAAGAGTTCTTAAATCATCAATACGTTTCTGTGACTGTTCGAAGCCTCTACCATATCTATTAGACATAGCACTATATCTCTGCTTTATAAATCTCAGCATAGATAAGTTTAACTCATGATCTATCTCTTGAGGTAAAAGGTTATCAACCTGAAAGGATGCAATTTTTTGCACCCCCAGGTTGACAGCTATATGCATTTCGTTAACAGTCATTAACAGTTAGTTTAGTATTGTAAGTCTTTAAGTTTAGCTCTCATTACATTAACAGCACCAGAATTTTTCTTGTTCTTGAAGTAAACGATTGTGTCTTTAATATCTTCTCCGATTGTCTCATCTTCATGGATATGTTGATTACCAATCTTACGAATTACTCCTCTCTCAACCATTTCTTCAATTTCTGCTCTGATTTCTAAATTGTCATCTTTACAGTATTTCAAGAATCTTTCTGCATTATCTTCTTTATAGTCGTATAAGCTGTTTTCAAGTTCTAAGTCTGAAAGACGTTCTGGATCTGCATTCATCAATACTCTTACAAGCATCTTCATCTTATCCTTATTGTCTCCAAGCTTAATAAATTCTTTGTCAGCTTCTTTCTTAACTTGAACTCTAGTGTTCTTCTTAATCAAGTCTTTTTGAGGATCGTAAATGTAGAATCTTTTAGATCCATCACTTTTCATCTCCTCTTCTGACATAGCAACTTGTCTATGCTTTTTACACCAGCTGTAATAGATATAATCCATTACATTATACGGCATCCCATTATCATCTTTGCTAAGATCAAGTTCTACTCCTTCGAAAGGAACTTTTAAACTTAAACTTGCCCAGAAGTCTTTGGTTTTCTCTGGCCACTTTTCATGTCCAGGTGGTACGTCAATTACTTTAGAGAGTACTTTGTTTTCCTCTTCTCCATCCAATCCTTTGAGTGGAAGACGATTCACAAATAGTGAACCGATTTTTACCTTGGCTCCTGCACGGATTTCCTTAGGAAGGTGATTCAACACCTCTTTTCTTCTAATAATTACTTTCATTTTATTGTTCTTTTTCTTATCCTTAGGAAGAATAACCTAAGTTTTTTATAGTTTAAAAAAGGGAGGCAGGCTTTCCTGCCCCCTTTTTATATGCAAACCAAAAACACAATTACGATGCAACACATTGTAAATCCAAACTAGTATCGAAACGACGAAGTAAGATACCAGCAGTCTTTAACATGTGAACAGATGCACCGTCAATATCACTTGCACGAGTGTCGTTTCCAGTAAATCCTTTTGGAACTACTGAACCAGCAACACACCAACGAAGCATTTCACGGCCTTTCTTGTTGATCATTTGAAGGTTGTTTTCACCATCATAAGTAGATTGGTCAACAAATACCATACGGTAAGACTCAAGTGGCAATCCAGAAACTGGGTGTTTCTTAGAAGCTTGAGCAACAGGACCGTGATCAAATAAAGGAGATTTAACTACGTTAACTCTATGTCCATCAACGTGCTCATAAGTAGTGAAGTAACCAGTGATACCTAAGTTACGACCAGAACCTGTGATGAAGGTAGGCTGAGTAGTTTGTAAGTAAGTGTTTGTAGTATAGTAAGATTTAAGAGCACGGTCAAATTCACGAGCTCCACCTACACCAGTGTACAAAGTAACTTGCTTGTCAGTAGCGTCAGTCATACCATAGAACAAGTCACCGATAGTTTCTTCAATCTTAGCTTGAGTAAGAGTTGAGTAAGTATCTTTATTGATGATTTGCTCAAGAAGTCCAGGACCTGAAATAACTGGCTGACCATTCTCATCAAGCATGGTAGAAGTACCATTTGCATCGTGAGTTTTTTGACCGTACCAGTAGTACATTTCACACTCTTCTTTGAACTTCAACATGTGACGGTACTCTTCGTAATCCATCCACAATTTAGTTTTGCTACCTTCTTTTAATGGAAGCTCGAATTGAGCAACATAATCTTTAGCATTACCAGCAAAGTGATAAGATTTACGGATAGTTCCGATTTTAGAACGAACTAGACCAGGTGCAGTCCAGTTAGAAGCATTACCACGAGAGAAATCTATTCCCACGTTAGCAAACAACTGACCCCACAAAGCTCCATCAGCTACATCAGCAGCAGGAACTGCAGATACATCTGGAGAAACTAATTTTAAGGTATATTTCCAACCAGCTCCGTCAGCAATTGGCTCATTCATAATACGAGCTAAAACACCAGACTGAGAAACCAAAGTGTAAGGGAAAATAAACCATTTGTCTGGGAAGGTAAGAGTGAAAGGTGCTCCACCAGTTCCTACACCAGAGCTTGCGATAACAGGACGAACATTGATTTCGTGAGTTTTAACACGATATTCATATTCGTAGCGGTCGATAGATTTAGTGTTACCAACACCTTCTGTTAAGAAAGATAGTGGGAACTTCTTCTCTTCACGACCAGCCAAGTGAGTGATAATAGGAGATAACTCCTCAGGACGTTCCATAAGAGCATTAACCAACGAGTTTGTGTCGGTCATTTGTGCATCGTTATAGTACGTTTTAAGTACTTGCATTAGTGCCATGATTCTTTATTTTTTAAAAGTTAAATTGCGTTTTATTCAAACAGCTTCTTCATGTCCAGTTGGTCTGGATCAAATGTTTTTATTTTTCTATCGGCTTTACCGTAGTTCTTAATTTTTTCTTGGTTAGACTGAATCTTATCTCTTAAACTCTTTGCACTTTCAGTTCTAACTTTAGCAGTAATAATATCTTGTAAGTTTAGCTTTTTATACATTAAGTAGTCAATTGCTAACTTTACTTCAAGTTCTGCATTAGAATAATCAATGTCTCTTTGAGTCTTACCTGACTTATCTCTTGGTTCAGATATATAATCAAAGAATTTAGATTTTTCTTTATCTGGGATACGAATTCCTGCAAATTCTTTTCCTGATTCAATAGTAGATGCAATATTTTCCCAGAACTCTTCTTGTTGTTTCTGCTGCATAACTTGTTCTTGCTTTTGACGTGCTACAATTTCTTCACGTTCTCTAGCTTGAATACCTGCTAATTGCTTTTGAGCATTTACAGCTCTATCATACAACTTTCCAGAGTCTTCGTAATCTTCTACCATATCTCTAATGAACTCTTCGTCGTGTCCTTTAGTTCTTAAGTATTCTACTACAAATCCTTGTTGAGTTCTAACATCACTTTTTTCAATTTGGATATTAGCATAATCTAAACTTGGATTATAAGTTTCAAAGAACTTCTCTGGATCACCACCAGCTAGTACAAAATCTAAATGCTTCTGCACTGTGGGGAACTGTTCGAATAAAGATTGAATCTGATCTTCTGCAATCTCTTTAGCAATATCTTTAGTAAATTCTATCAAACCTTCTTCAGTGTCTGCATATTCATTTTCTAATTCGTATCCTAAAGCTTTTGCAATTGATGCTGCTACTGAACCTTCTAAGTCTTCATCAGATTCTTCTAACTCATCGTCATCGTCATCTTCTAAATTGTTTTCAGATTCTTTATCATCAAAGTCTTCTTGATCATCATCTTGGTCTTCTAGATCATCTTGATCTTCTAACTCGTCTTGATTGTCAATGTTTTCATCTTTCAGATCTTTATCTGTAGATGTCTCAATTCCATCACCTATTACGTCGTCGAATGTGATGTCTGAGAAATTTAGTTTTGTGTCTTGTTTTGCCATATATACAAAGGTATTGGTTTACTTTATACGTAAAACTATAAATTTATTTTTTATAGTTTTGATTAATATATAACACTTGCTATTTTTTCACTTTATGTATTTTTTGACAAGTGTAACATTTATCTTTAACTCCACCTAGTTTCTTTTTCTTTTTATTATCTAAGAAACCAGTTTTAATAGCACCAGTCACTGGTACAGCTTCTTCCATATCTGGGGAATACTTTGTAAGAATTGGGTTTTTACTTTCATAGGGTAGTGCTGGTGGTATAATAGTATATTTAGTATTAATATACTGTTTGTAACTATCTTGTCCTATTGTATTAATAACTTTTTGCTTAGCTTCTTCAGATATATTCGGATCAGATAGGAATTCATCAAGATATCCTTCAGACACTTTATTAAGATCTTCATAAGATAAAATAGGCTGTTCCCCATACTCAGAAAATTTATAAAAGTTACTTACATTGTTTACAAATCTATCTTCAAGCCTAGTATAGAAATCTTTACGAACTTTATCAGGATTTACTGTTTTAGCTCTTTCTTTTCTTTCTTCGTCTGTCTCTATATTAATAGTCGACCCGAAGAACGGTCCTGGTACGTTTTTCGTAGGATCAGATGATTGTTCTACATACTTATTTCTAAGTATCTCATCATCATCAGATGGTTTATAGGATTTTACGTAGTCTTTACTATTAGCAATACCTGAACCAGCATAAGCAAGTTGTGTACTTAAATGCATAGGATTTTTTTGATATCCTGTTTTACCTGCTTCATAATTAAAGCATCCTGGTTCTTTACATAACCTATTTTGTGCTGGAAAAGATCTATAGTATTGTGCTAAATCTTGACCTTCAAAACCGTCTACTCCTTCTTCTATTGGCTTTAATAATGGAATGCAATTACCATTAATATCTTTAAAATATCCATCAGGACAACCTGGACCCATTCCTTTAAATCCACCTTCCTTTTTATTTTCATTAGAATGCTCTGACATATCCTTACCGAGTCCTATAGCATTTAATATCTGCTGCCAAGGGATATATTTATTTACAGGTTTTACACCTTGTTTTACATACTTAATTTTTCCAAACTTACCTAAAGCAGGAACAGCACCAAACATTTCTAAACCTTCTTCAGGAGTTGGATCTTTTCTTCCAGATTCTTTCCAACTTCTATATGCTCTTTTAGCATCATCATGAGATAAAACCCCTGTTGGATCTATAAATTCTAAAACATCTTCGGTTATATCATCTTTACCCCATTGTTTATAAAAGTCGGGTACTTGATTCCAATATATTTCTTCTTGCAATGTAGAGTTTCTTATTGGTCTAAAGTTAGGAAGGGATTGAGTAATTCCTAAATTTGGATAACTAGTTGTATCAAATCTATTACGTTTAACTTCTACCGGATTTAAAGTATTCATAGGTGGAAGTAGTGGAGGATCTGTCTTGAATCCCCCTTTAGCAAATATGGCTCTCCCCTTGTAAGACCCAGTTTGATTAGGTACTATCCCTACATTAGTTTGTTTAGATGAATCTACTAATTCAGTATTTGCAGGTTGTACGTTTAACGGTACATTAGCTTGTACAGATGGGGGACTAGACGGAACCTGAGGTACTTGAGGTTGAAATTGAGGTTGAGCCTGTGGCTGTTGTAAAGTTTGAGCCCCTACAAAATCTGACATTTGCTGGGCTTGTTGCATTCTTTGTTCTTGTTGATATTCTGCTATTAAATCTTTACCTTGGCTATAAGCTGCAAACACATCTAAGATGCTTCCAGGATAACCTGCAGCTCTTGCTTTATATAGTAATTCTTTTCTAGTATTATTATCCATATAAGATTACGATAAAAACTTAAGTTTATATTTAGCAGAATTTAGACTAGATTTTATAGCATCTAAATCATTTACAATTTCCGTGTATGTAATTGTGTCTTGCAGTTTACTTATTTTATCGTGAAGCTCCTCTATATAACTTATAGCTTCTTTAACTGATTTTAACTTTGGGGCAGATACTTCTGGGTAATCTAAGATTTCCCCAGTTACTCCTTGGTAACCTTCAGCAATTGTATCTGCTTGTCCTGGTAAAGATTCATATAATTCATTAAGAGCTTTGTGAGCTGAGTAACTTCCAGGCCCAGTAACTGTTAAATGTAGGATATGAAATTTATTAGCTGCATCTAACATCTCTACTACTACAGATCCAACATTTATTTTAGATGCTTTTTGCATCTTATCTATATATTTCATTGTGCTGATTGTTGAGCTTTAATATCTAATTCACGTTGTTTTAGTTCTAGTTGCTGTTGCTTAATTTGAAAATCTTGCATCATCTTTTCAAGAGTAGCACTAGAAGATTTATCAGATGCCTCTGCTGCAATTAAAGCTTTTTCGATCTCTAATTGACGATCTTTTTCTTTTTCAATAGCCATCTGCTGAATCTGCTGTTTTTGAACTTCAAGTTTTTGCTGTTCTTGTTCTTGCATAGCAGCGTCTTGAGCTTTCTTCAATTCTTCTTGAGCTTTCTCTGCTTGAACAATTTTATCTTTAATTTGAGATAAACTGTCTGTTTCAAACATGGCTATAGCTGAAGAAAGAGGCATACCGTTCTGAACGGCTGCTTGAGCTAAGCTTTCTATCTTTTGCTTTTTATCTAAGTCTTTACCAGAGTCAGATACAAATATACCGTATTCACTCTCCATATGAGTTAATGGCTCAACATCTAGTTGATCAAGAGATCCATCTGGCATTACAAACATAGCTTTCTTTCCAGTTAACCATGCTTCTTTCGAATAATCCAAAAGACCTTGTAACTCTCTTTGCTCGAAGTGTGAGAATTTACGGAATAAATCTTCAGTAATATGAGAAGATTGTACAATGGATTGCTGTGATGTGGCTTTTCCTTCATATGTCCCCATTTGCCCTTGTCTCTGTCTTGTCACACCACTAAGCTTTTCCCATTCAAGCATTATAGATTCAAGGAGTGTTAAGTATTGTGAGATTGTCTTAATAGACATATCTAATACTGATTGATGCTGTGGAGATAGTTGAATACCTTCTTTATTGTAGTCCACCCAAGCAATACCTGTACCTTCTACAAAGTACATAAACTTATCCATGTCCCAGTTTTTAGGGATCATGTTAATATCGAATTGAGCAATGATGTCTTTACTTCGAGCTATTGCTAATTCAAGACGGTATTTATAAATATTGTAGTTTAATTGATATGGAATCCCTAAACTTACCAATGATACGTTTTGAGAATTAATATCAGAATACTTTCTTCCGTTAATTGGGAGTTTGCAAATAGATGGGTTATCTAAACTATTTCTTTGATTGGCAACTGGTTGCATTTTTATATAATACAAACCATCTACTCTTGTTCCTTCCCATGCTTCGTTAACCCATTCCCATTCTAACTTAGCCCCTAACTCTTTCATATCTGCAGTTAGTTTGTAAGTCTCATCTACCTCCATCATTTCTTCACTTCCAGTGTTTGGGTCAGTATATCGTACAAACCCAATTCTTTTACGTGACTTCCAATATACCGTTACAACTTCAATCAGTCTATTCCGATAGATGTTATCATCTGCTCCTGATGCTTCTGATCTGTATAAAAGATATGCTTCAGCTGATGTATGTGTAGGGTTTTCTAAATTTAAGATTTGCTCATCTGTTAAGTAATCCCCTAAGTTATCTATAATAGTAGATGCATGTGAGTATTTACGAATAATGGCCCAGTCTGCATCTTCTACAAAGTCAATGTCTGGATCTTTATCATAGTCTACATCTAATGGGTTAACTACTTCATAAAATGGTTCGTTACGTCTTACACCTTTATGTGAATAGCATTCTCCTGCTACTAAGAAATGAAAGAACTGCTTTTGAAGCTTATCATATATTTCATTAAAGTACATTATGTAGTTAAGAGCTGCTTGTCCTTTTATTGCCCTCCCGTCTACATAAGTTCTATTAAATTCTTCTTGAACCTGTTTTGGGAGTGGAACATCTTGCTCTTCTCCTGTAATTGTACCTTGCTTTATTAACTCGTTTACAAATTGAGACTTTAAGTTAGCTAGTATAAGATTCTTTAATGTCTCTTCTTTTAAACTTACAGAATCAGCATTTTGTACTGTAACTGTATATTCTAATGGACGTTTAGATTTCTCCCCAAGTAATAAGTCAATGATTGGCTTAATGATAGGATAGTTTCTAAGCTTAGATGGGAAGTTCTTTCTAGTTTTCCCATAAGGTTTTAGTACGTAGTTATAATCCTCCTCATCAATAATTCCTTGATAGTAATCGTATAGTGATTTTAAGTAGCTACGACGTTCACTAATACCGAATTTTGATAGGTTAATGAATGCATCTACACATTCTTTTTTCCACTTCTCATCCTTCTGATTTAGTGGAATTCTTTGCTTTGGGATATGGGCTTGTCCGTACATTATTACAAAATTAGCTTCCTTTTAGGGAATGTTTTTAAAAATAAGGTTTTTATATTAATGTTTATTATATAGCACTAACTATAAACCTTGTCAAACCAGTCATTTGTGGAATTGTCTGAGTCGTCTAGTTTTAACTCTTTATTGTACAATTCTCTAGTGTGGTACATCCCAATCATTAAAGCCATAGCCCGGTCAAAGTTTCCATTTCTGTTAAACTTAATTAACTCTAACAATAATGCTGGGTCATAAATTTTATGCAAGTTCAAAGTTACAACTTCTTCTTCATCTACTCCTCTACCACTAACTAACCAGTCTCTGATGTATAATTCTCCTTGAGCTTTACGTTGCTCAGTCATGTGCATACCGTACTGTCTTTTTACAGTCTTACTCCTAAGTTCACGTTTATCCAGCATTTCAAACTCTTCTTGCAGTAAATGCATCTTCCTAAATCGTTTTGCATACGGAATTACTTCTCCTCTATCGTTCTCAAAGCCTATCTTTGCATTGTAGTATTCTGCAAGCATGAAGAGATTACGGTTGTATTCATCCTGTGATTGTGGACGACCTACATAAGAGGCCACAATAATATCATCTGGTTTAGAGATATTGTTAGGGACTTTTATAACATATGCAGCACCAAGAGAACTTGCAGAGGCTGATTTACCTTGAGCATAAGGGTCATGACATATTATGTACAGATTCTTCGGGGTAAATCCTTCTTTCTCAGTTTTGAATGGTGGTTCATATACAACAACACAACCAGTTAAATCGTCGTCCTTTCTATGTGGAAATTTTGTAATAGGTTTAAGATTGCCATTAGGCCTGAAGTTAGTTTTGCCGTTGGTGTCATAATACATCTCACCACAAACTCCTATACTTTGGAGATTGTTGGCAATTACTTTATTGTACTGCTCTTTCAAAGAAGCTACATCAAATACGTTGGCCGTTACTTGGAGAGTAGCCTCTTGTGGAGTAAAGGGGTGTTCAGCAATATATTGATCGAAAGCTTTTGGGTCATTACCTTTTTTCTTTTTTTCTCTTTGAGTTTCCTCATAGGCCATAGCTTCGTTTACGAGACTATTACCGTTTTCATCTATAAAGCCATCCAAGTTTTTATAGATTGGTACAAAGAATCCACAGTAAGTTCCCATAGCACCTGCATCCCAATCGTTTTCAAATCCTAAACAGTCGTAAGCTTCTGGGTGATAGAATAGTTCTTCCATACCGTCAAACCCAACTCCTTCTTCTCCACCTGTACCAAATGCTATCATTGTTCCAAGTGTTTTAGAACCTTGTCTCATTGTAGGCATTGCTACCTCCCAAGCTTTTAATAATCCTGAGAAAGATCCTGCCTCTTCGAAGAAGATTAACTCTCCTGCTTTACCACGGATTTTATCTGGGTCATCTTTTAAGCTGACACCAATAATCTGAGACTTAAATCCAAGAGTTACATCGGCCCCATTTACATTCTTTTTGTATCCAGATTGCTTGTGCATTTCTCTATCGATAAGACGTGGTTGAGTCCAAGCTGTATTATCATCTACAAATGAGACAATATCCCAAGCTTTTGATAACATACCATCTCCAACTAAGTATTGCTTATCAGATGCAAATACAAAGTTTTTAGAATTCCTAATATGAAAGTAATTTCTACATAGCATAGCTGCAGCTTTGTAAGAAAACCCTTTACGTCTAGCTTTTAAGACTATCATATGTTTGTTCTCTCTTCTAGCTTTATCTATTGCTAAGAAGTATTCATAGTCCCCATCGTAAAATGCAGGGAAGCTTCTATCACGACGAGAGATTATCTCCCCGTCAGGTTGTTCTTCATCTATAATCCTATCTATCGGACAATAGTTTAGATAGAAGTAATGAAAGCCAGATATTCTAACCCCATTAACTTCGTATCCATGAAGACATCTTCTCTGCTCTTCATCCCAATATTCATAGTATTGTTTAGTACCAGGTAGTGAATCAGTATAAAAACCATATTCTTTATACTGGTTTGCAGCTGGACTAAATAAATGAGTATTACTTAACATTTTCTATTTTATCTCTAACAGCTCTTAATTTCATAGGGCATTGCAATACTTTGCCTCCTGCCCATATTTCAGTCATCTCTGAACTTACAGAAGATACAGCAACAGCGTCGATATTATAAAATATCATCTCTTCTGAGTCATAGTTGTAGTCGTCCCCTATTAGCCCTAACTTTTTTAGTCTGAATGTTTCTTCATTCATTACTAGTACTGGGAGTATAATTGGTTTATTCATTATTCACTATATTTATTTGTTTTTACACCTGCTCTGTTAGGGTTGTCCTTGGCCTGTTGCTTTTGTACGAGTTCTTCAAGTCTATCTAGTCCCTCAATTACCTCTCCAATCTTAGATAGATTAGCAACTAGGTCCTTGGCTTGATAAAGAAGCTTCCCATTTTCATCCATAGCTGTTAGGTCAATATTTTTAAAGTATTGTTCTAACTTATTTACAGCTAATCTTCCAGATTTAAGAAGTTTAATTGCATGAGTATCAGATAGTTCCTTGTATTTATCTACTGCTGTTGCAATTTTAGGGTTTACTTTTATCTGCAAATCTTTTGATAATACTTCTCTTCTTTCATCTTCTTCATAAGCTGCATAGTTAGACCTATGATCAGTATAGAAGTAAACAAAGCTGAGTTCTTTTACAGATAACTTCTCAAATTCAGGGATAGTCAATGCATATGGTGAAGGTATAACTACGTTATTATTTACCGTTAGCAAGTCTTTCATTCTTCTTTCTTTTTAGTTCGTTTATGTGAGCAATTCTAGACTTTTTTGCATGAAATTTTCCAAAATATGGTAGTCTAACTGTCTCAAAATCACCTTGTTTGATAATTCTAGCTGCATACTTGAATTGAAAGTAAACTATCTCCTCTATTTTATTCAGAGGTAGGTTGTACTTCGTTGCTAGCTTCTGTATTATTATCTTTTCCTTTTGCATTTCGTAGGTCTATCTTTTTACCATTCTTTCCTATAATCTCTTTATCCCATCTTCTTGGGGAATCTACACAAAATGATGTAGCCCATCCAGCTTTTCTAGGCATAAAGCACCCACATAGGTTGCAGGTATTGTCTTCTGCAAGATTAGGGCACTCTAAACAGGCCTTCATTCTTTTATTGTACACAGCTTCTTCTACAATTGGCTGCCCTTCTTTTAAGAATTCAGCCGCTGCTTTAGTAAAGTTCCATGCTTTCTTAAAAATGTTCATAGATCTGTAGGTGTTATGATTATTTGTGCAGCTTCTTTATTTAAAAGTTTAGATAACTCATACCCATTCTTAGTCATTACAATAGCCCCCTTATCTTTCAGTCTTTTGACATAGTTATTAAGTGTATTGTGGTCTTTAATGTTTAAAGTTTCTGCTACTTTTCTCTTATTAGCTGGAGAGCATAGGTTTACTGTCTCTCTATTATCAATTAGAGAAGATAGAACTTGCATCTCCGTGTCCGTTAACTCTAGTATGCCGTTGAATACTTGTATGAACTTTAGAGTTGAGTCTGTGTTAATGTTAATCTTCCTCATTTTCAAAAGTTGTTTTATCTATAAACTTTATTTTAGCTCTTCCCCCAATTATTTCTATTTTACAAGTCTTTGAGTAGGAGTTAAATTCGTTTACATGCTCTTCAATATTTTCTCTTGTGACTAGGAATGTTAGGAATACCTCTATTTCTTTTGCAGCCTTTACAACATCTGATGCTGTTTGCTTTCCTGCAGAAGATTGATTTTTCAATAACTCATAGTCACTTAAACTAATTGTTACTGTTCCGTTCATTACTTAGATGCTTTAGATACTCTACCTACTACAGCCATTGATTCATTAACCATGATGTATTCTGATCCATCGATTTCTATAATCAATCCTTCAGAAGCTGGGTGAATATATACAATATCCCCAACACTGTATTTACAGTCAGGACCTGCAGCTAATACTTCTAAAATGTTAGACCTTAAAGAATCTGCAGATTTTCCAGTTAAGATAATACCTGCATCAGTTGTTGTTTTTGTAGGGATTGGAAGAACTATCCAATCACGGCTAGGTTCGAAATTAATCTTGTTCATTTGATTTGCTTTTTGCAAATGTATAACAAGATCTCTTATATAACCAAATTTTTTATTTAATTAGAGCTAATACAGTTGTAGTAATGAATAGAGTAGTAGTAAACACAAATACCCCAGTAGAGATTTTGTATGTAGTTAAATCTTCTTGTGTATTGGCAAGGTCAATATTTATGTTGTCTATTTCTACTTGTAATTCCCCAATCTTCTCAAGATTTGCTTTACTTGAGTCTTGACATTTAACATATGAGTCAGTTAACGTCTTGATAGCCAAGTCTTTATCTGCTAATCTTGTCTCGTATGATTTAACATTTTGGTTAAGTAGGAATTCACTTTTCTTACAAGCATCAAATTCTACCAATGTTTTTAATAGAATCTCTTCTTGTTTACTTGTAAAAAATACCCCAGCTTGATTATTATAGTTAATTCTTTGGGGAGTAAGTTGCCCATAGCCGATCACGTTCATCATTATCAGCAGTAGAAATACGACCAATGACTTCATCTCTATCTTTTTTGATTGTTATTATTAGATTTGCATTTGCTAGTATCTTGTATTTGTTGATACTATCATTAAAGGCTAGACTGTCTATAATATGCATAGTTTTTATAGAGTCAATTTTGAGCTCATACAAATCTGATATTACTTTTAGTTTAGCATCTACTTTAGCCTTGGCTTCTTTACTTTTTTGTAATTCAGAAATCTTCCCAATTAAAAATACAGCTAACACTCCACATACTACAAGCAGTATAGTTTGCAAAGAAGGTTTTTTATTGCTCTTGCTCATTTGGTTTTTGTTTTCCAAGTATTTTTGATACGTTTTCTACAGCTGTGAATCCCATCCCTGCCCCAGACAGTAAGAGTAGCCCATCAAAAATAAACTCAGGGCAAATGTATATTGTGAATGTGCCTACATAAGCAATTACTAAGCATGTTAAAAGAGCTAGAAATGATCCAACTCTTTTATAACTTACATCACCTTCAGCAGAGAACATTGACTTTAACCATTTTTTCATTAGAATTCTCTTAATAGGGTGTAAGTAAATGTCTTTTTACCAGAAGCTTTACAAGTTGCAATTAATGTAGCAAAATCTTTTGGATCATTAAGTACTTGACAACCTGCACTCCACTTTTCTATAAGGCTTGAGATAGCATTAGGGTTAGCACGGTGAATATTTATCCCAAATAGACCGGTATCTTCTTTACCTTGCTCTTCTGCAGTCTCGTCTTTATCATTATCTCTATAAACTGTAACAGGTTTACGTTGTACTAATGCTTCATACTGTCCTTTGTGTAATCCTAATTGGTAAGCATCAACATACTGCCC